GTCATAGATTTTTATCAGAACGGGGACTCGGTAGCCGCGATAGGATATGACGATTCATCAGCAGCTCTAAAATTAGCTGGACTTGGTGGTCTTGGGCAAACTTCAACAATAGCTACTATTAAAAACGGGGAATTTACCTTTACAGATACGGGCAATACCCTTATGTTTCTAGACGAGTTGAGTTCTGGTGATCCGTCGTTTGGATATAAATTAGCTGGTATTACCAAAGCCACGCATGGCGTAGATAATAGTGATTCGGATAAATGGAAACTTTCGGTGGGAGGAACATTCTCAGCCCACACTGTAATAGCTATTGATCCGAGTTCTAAAGCTACGACATTTGTTCAGGGAACAGTAGCACTGCCTAATGGAACTTCCATAAATGAATTTTCAACTGACGGTACTATGGCTGGTAATTCTGATGATGCAGTTCCAACGGAACAAGCTGTTGTGGAATATGTTACCGGTGAAATTAATACGTTGAGCGGTTCTATGGATCATGGCGGGCTAAATGGTCTAGCTGATGATGACCATACTCAATATTTACTGGCGGATGGCACTAGGTCTCTTTCTGGCGATCTCGATATTAATGGTAAAAACATAAATTATGGTCCTGTTTTGTCAGCGAGCGGCACTTACTCAGGTGACATAATGACAGTAACAGTGGATGATGCGAACGCTGCTTTTGGCAACGCTTTATATTGTGCAGCTGATTTTCATTATGAGAGAGCTGATGCTACCGCTTCCGGTACGATGCCTTGTCGTATGTTAGCCCTGGAATCAGGAGCGGGAAGTAAAAAAGTTCTTTTAAGAGGACAAATATGTAATACTTCATGGAATTGGTCTGTAGGAGATATTTATGTGTCTACAACCACAGGGGAATTGACACAAATACCCCCAAGTAGCAGTGGAGAAATGGTCCAAATAATAGGGCATGCTTTAAGTGCAAACACAATGTTTTTTGATCCGGATACTAGCACTATTGTGATATCATAAAAATAAAATAATTAACGGTTGAGTTAGTCCAAGTAAGAAATAAGGAGGAGTTGAGATAATGCTGAATACTGCGATTCGTGGAGTACAGATAGAAGACGTTAGTATTTCAGGCGCTCATTTAGTAGCAACCAATTCAGCAACCGATGGGTATGTGCTTTCTTGGAATGATTCTCAAAAGAAGTTCGAGTGGACCTCCTTAGGTATATCGGTTATTAATGAGACACCGTCTGGAACTTTAGATGGGAACAACACTTCTTTTTCATTAGCATATACTCCCCAGAGTGATACGGAACAAGTATTTCTGAATGGGCTCTTACAGGAACCAGGAGTAGGTAATGACTATACTATTAGTGGTAGCGCAATTACATTTATTATTGCTCCAGAAACTAATGATATTTTATTAGCAAGTTATTTGAGAAATGACGGTTTTGGTGGTGGACTGTATCTGGCGAATATTGTAGAAGACACAACTCCACAGCTTGGTGGCGACTTAGATCTTAACCAATTTTATATCCAATTGGATCCGACCCCTGATTCTGATGATGCCGGAAGCGGGATGACAGTTTATGCTACGGTCGATACTAATGCTTTTGGTGTAGGTGCTGCATTATATATGGCTTCTGATGGCAATTATGATACCGCGGATGCTAGTGCTAGTGGTACAATGCCGTGCACCGCTTTAGCGTTAGAAACTGGTACAGGCACCAAGAAAATATTACTACTAGGGTATATTAGAAATGACGGTTGGAACTGGACTGCTGGTGACTTAGTATACGTATCCACGGCTGTTGGGGAATTAACACAATCCGCTCCTAATGGGTCTGGCGAACAAGTACAAGTAATAGGGTATGCTACAAGTACAGATGTCATATTTTTTAACCCAAATTTGGCACTTGTCCAAGTGGCTTAATTTATAATTAAATAGGAGAAGGACTAATGGTTAAAAAGAAATCATTAACTAAGGAAATTATTCCGGTTAATGAAGTAAAGGAAATCATTTTAAGGGCTGACGAGCTAGTGGATAAGTCTAATGTATTTATGCAGATTACCACAAGAGGGGCAGACTCTAAATCATTGGTGGACTTTAAAGTCTTCGATGACAATAAATTAGCTAAACTGGCAAAAAATATGCCAGAAATAAATAGGGCCACTCATGTTTTTGGAAAGCAAAATTCACAGACTACTAGTAAAATGATGTCTCTGAATATGATTTCGCAGTCTCCCTATAGAAGACTTAAGCAATGCTTGGCCCAGATAGAGCGTAAACGAAGCGCTTTAAAGGAAAATATATTTAAGTTGAGAAGAGACAAAGTAGAGTTGGATAGGATTCTTTACAGGAAGACTAATCTACAGAATGAAATAAAATTATATGATAAAATGAGTTCCGAAGCAGATTTAAGAGAGTTGGAATTCAATCTAGATATGCTGAATATAGAGATACAAGAGAAGGCTTGTAATATATCTGATTCAAATCTCTATATTGAAGGTGCCCTTAAAGAAATAGGTATATATCAAGAAGCATATAATGAAATAAAGGAATCACATAATATTCCTGATGATTGGGATGAGGAGGATTATGAGAGAGCCGAAATAGAGGAACACATTAAGACAGCCTTTTTGCATGCAATTAGGGACCTGGAAATGACTAGTCGTCTTAATGTTGGTACTCATGAATATTTGGAGCAATATGGTGTTAATCCTCAAACCGCTGTATTTTTTGTGCGAGGGTACTTAAATAATCACTCAAAACTTATGTCTGAAGGGGAAGTGCCCAATGTCAATTTATTGTATGAGTTCCTAGATCAAATGTATGAGACTTTTAAGGGCGAATATAAGCATGCGATGCGTAGAACCGGTCTAAAAAGTCTAATCTCCAAAGATTTTTTATACCTTGATTCTAATAATCAGTTAACTGAAGATGAAGAATAGTGGAAAAAACTAAATAAGGGGGCATTATTATGGTAGATGAATATAGAGCGTTTGAACTTTCTCCAGGCCAGTTACCACCTGTTGGATCTACCGGGATAACCCTATCCGGCACTGGCGAAATAGTTTGGGTCGGGGAAGAAGGAACTTTTAATGCAACTGCTAGTTTCGGCACTATTTTGGATACTGATCCTACGCCATCCTCTACAATTACTAATAGATCAATGTCCCAAGCCGAAATAGATGAGTACACTACTAAAATATCGGAGTAATAGATGATGTCTGACATATCGAAGGTCATGCAAATAGATTGGAGTAATATAGCAAAAGTTCTAGGTGTTGAATCAGCCAACATAGATACTATTATGGGTATTAATGCTCCAGCAGTGGCTGCTGGTGGTGATAGAGGAGCCTTTGGTGGAGGCACTGATGGCGCGGCAACCAATGTTATAGAGTATATTACAATCTCTATATTGGGCGATGCAGAAGATTTTGGTGATTTAACTGTTGCTAGGCACGTTACTTCTTCCACATCTAATGGAGCTAATGATAGAGGGGTGTGGGCTGGTGGAACTAATGACGGCGATCAAATAGATTACGTGACACTATCTACAACAGGAAATGCCACTTATTTTGGAGACCTTACGGTTTCTCGTGTCGGAATGACTGGAACGTCTAATGGGACTAATAATCGAGGAGTATTTGGCGGTGGCGCAGTTACGGATGTTATTGACTATATAACTATAAGTACTTTGGGTGATGCTCAAGACTTCGGAGATCTTAGTGAGGCAAGATATTATACTGGTGCGGTGTCCAATTATACAGGTAATAGAGGTGTTTGGGCTGGTGGGTATGAGGCGCTCGATGTAATGGACTATGTGACGATATCTTCTTTGGGAAATGCTGCTAATTTTGGTGACTTAACTGTGTCACGACATGCGCTTCATGGGTTATCAAACGGTATAAATGGACGAGGCATATTTGGAGGAGGTCGAGTATCCGAAACCCCTACAGTAGAAACAAATGTAATTGACTATATAACTATAAATAGTGTTGGAGATGCTGCCGATTTTGGTAATTTGACACAAGCCAGATCATGGCTAACTACAGCTTCAAATATGACTAATGAAAGAGGAGTTTTCGCTGGGGGATTTGAGTCCGTTAGATTAACCATAATTGATTATATAACTATAAATAGTCTTGGTAATGCCCAAGAGTTTGGAGATTTATCAGCCGATAAATACGGGGCAGCGGGGTGTTCAAATGCCTAAGTAGAACTAATAAGTTGTTTATTATTGAGCAAAATTGTAAAAATATTCTATAATATAGATAGAAAACTAAAGAATTAGGAGGATTTAGAATTATGAGTGTGCCTTATGTGATTGAAGGTTCGGGAAGTAAGGAAAAAGTTTATGATTTATATTCAAGGCTTTTAAAAGATAGAATTATATTTATAGGTAGATCTTTTACAAGTGAAATGGCCAATTTAGTAGTAGCTCAGTTATTATTTTTAGAAGCTGATGATCCTACTAGTGATATAATAATGTATATAAATAGTCCTGGTGGGTATATTTCGGCAGAAGCTGCCATTTTTGATACCATGAAGTATGTGAAACCAGATGTGAGTACAGTTTGTATGGGTCATGCGGCTAGTGCAGCCGCATTTATTTTAGCGGCGGGCACCAAGGGAAAGAGATACGCATTGCAGAATGCTCGTATAATGATACATCAGGTCTCTGGCGGAGCCGAGGGACATATCGAAGATATGAAAATAGCTGTAGAAGAAGCGGATATATTGAACGAAGTGATGATAAAAGAGTTAGCTATAATAACCGGACATTCAGAGAAAAAAATTAGACGAGATATTAATAGAGATTATTATATGAGTGCCGAAGAAGCTAAAGAATATGGCCTAATAGACGAGGTTTTGACTACTCGGGAGAAGGTAAATGGGCAAGATACGCTATAACAAAGAAAGATCAGGTAAGCAGATGGGGGGAGGTGGACCGAGAGATAGACAACGAAGAGTAGCTGACGATCGTTTAGTAGATAGATTAAAACCCGCGATTCATGCTGAAGTAACTAAAAATGGAGTGGGGACGCCTTTAGATATTTCACAATATTTACCACTGGACATTGTTCGTAGAAAGATAGAAGAGGCTGTCGAGGCGACGAAACAGGCTGAAAGAAAGCGATATAATAGTGGATTGAGGAATATAAATGATCAGCTAAATGCGGCCAAAAAACAAAAAGCAGCTATCGAAGATAAGTTAATCGCAACTAACGCCGAAATTAAAAGACTAAAATCTCAAATATCAAAAGATCCACTGATTTCAGAGGATATTAAACATAAAATAAGAGGTAAAAATACGGAAATATTACAGCTAAAAAATGCATTGTCTGGGAAGGACAAAGAAATTTCTGATTTACGATTAAAGACTTCCGAAGAGATGCACAGTAAAGAACTTACTATAGCCAAACTAGAGTCCAATCTGGAGTCTAAGAAATCTTCTGATGAAAAATCGGAACAATTATTATACAATTTACAAGACAAACTTGAGGAATTATATAATAGGATAGCTGATGGGTCCATACAACCTTTGGTGGGGAGTAATATGGATAGACCCGAATTGGAAGATAAGATATTTATAGATCCTATAGACAAAGAGGCGGAGCCTAAACTTGATTCTCACATTGATATAAAGGAGGAGAAGTTGAAAGAGGAAAATCGGGATATGAAGACCGATTTGGCTAAGTTACGGAAGTTATTAAATATGTAAGGAGGGTTATTTATGAAAGGAGTAGGACTAGATATCGGTACTAACATGTTAGTGTCGGCTGTCATGAACGACGAAGGTTCTCCTATTTATAAAAGGCAAAGAGACGCGTTTTTCAGGCTTACCCCAAAGTCAGAGGTGAATAGGAAAAGCATCCGAATGTCCTTAGAAGGTAGGAAGGCTAATTTTATAATTGATGGGGATGACTTTGTAGTGGTGGGGGAAGACGCTTTGCATATGGCCAATGAAAGAAATCTGGAAGCCAAACGACCTATGAGTAAAGGGGTTCTTTCTCCCAAAGAAAAATCATCTCTACCTATGATTAAATTAATAATCAAGAGTTTGATTGGCGACTCGGGACAGCAAGATAAAATAGTGTTTTCTATACCTTCAGAGCCAATAGATAATAAATTCGACATTTTTTATCATGAAGAGATGATGAAGGCATATCTGAAAGAGATGGGATTTAATCCAACCTCTCTAAATGAGGGATTTGCCATAGCTTTTTCTGAACTTTTGGATGATAATCTTACGGGAATGTGCCTGTCCTTTGGAGCTGGCATGGTGAATACCGTAGTTTGTTATGAAGGAGACCCTATAATTCAGTTCGCGATGACTAAGGGTGGTGATTGGATAGATCGTTCCGTTGCTACAGCACTAGATCTTAATCCCTCGTTGGTGCAAATCGAGAAAGAAGAAACTAATCTAGATTTACTCCAACCGCGAGGCCAGATTCAAGAAGCTATAGCGGTTTATTACACTATTTTGATTAACTATGCGTTGAGTAATATAGTTTATGAACTTGAGAGAGTTAAACTGCCATCATTCAGAGAACCCATTCCGGTGGTATTATCTGGAGGATTGACTTTGGCGGGAAGTTTTGTGGAAAAATTTAAAGAAGAAAGTGTTAGAACGAAAAAATTACCATTCGAAATAAAGGATATACGAAGAGCTAAAGATCCTATGACTTGCGTTGCTCACGGATGTTTGATGGCTGCTATTCTGTAATTAATGGAAAAATCTAGCAAATATGGGATAGTATTCTATAATATTAGTAACAATATAGGTATAGGTATGAGTTAGTTTAGGTGCATGCCCAGGGCATGCGAAAATTATTAAGGAGGATTTTGTATTATGTCAGAAGATAGAGTTATTGGAGTAGTAAAATGGTTTAACGCAGAGCGTGGATATGGTTTTATCAATAAGGAAGACGATGAGTCTAGGGAGTATTTTGTCCATTATTCTTACATCAATATGGAGGGATATAAGACACTTCGAGCTGGACAAAAAGTTACTTTTAAGTTAGTAGAAACGGATAAGGGTGTTCAGGCACAAGAAGTAACCCCAGAATAAGGGAGAAAGGGATATGCTTTTAGCTGAACTTATAAAGGAAAAGGAGTACTTAGAGAATTCAATATATAATCTTAGAGATCATATATCGTATCTAACTGTGGTTCAAGACGACGAAGATTACGCTGCAAATCAATCTATTATAGAAAAAAGACTAGTTGAGCTTAGGGATTTATACAATAAGCTTCAGCAGTTTTCTACCCAAATAGATCGTACTATGGCAAGCACCGTTATTACTATAAATAAGACATCTTTGAGTTTGGCGGACGCGGTGGCTATTAAGGATACGACGGAAGGAAAATTGCGGAGTTTTGAATATATATTAGGTGCTGCGACCGGCCGAGATAGAAAAGGCGAAGGAATTTTATGTATTGACGTCGATGAAGTTTTTAAAGAAACTGAAAAATTGAGATTGGATATAAAAGTATTAGAATCTCAAATTGAGTTTGCCACTTGGCAAACTGAGGTTAAGTAATGATTTTTAAATATTGGATTGAATTTGATGATGAGGGGGAAATCACTCATTTATATAGATATAACCCCAATATTCCAGGATGTGAGGAATATATCATTAAATTAATACCCATAGATAGAAAAATGGAAGATTTAGACAAAAAAGCGAATGAATTCGTTAAATCTGTGGACAAAGCTTCTAAATCTATAAAAAAATTTGAAACCGAATTTGAAAAAGCTACTAAAGATTTGCGGAGGATTAAAATATGATAATAGGACTACATGGAAAGGCCAGAAGCGGTAAGGATCAATTTGGGGAATATTTAATTACATCTTTTAGTCACAAAGGAAGATGCTTTGAGCACATGGCGTTTGCCACGCAATTGAAAAATATGTGCAAGGAACATTTTGGACTTACGGATGACCAGTTATGGGAGCGGGGCAAGAATATGAGGGAAGCTCCGGATTTTAGATTTGCCAAGAGGTATAACGGGGCGTCTAGTGATCCAGAAAATTATTGGTCTCCACGAGAAATTATGCAGGAACTAGGCAGTTTTTACCGTAGAATTAAACACGACTATTGGGTGTATGCTTTGGACAAGGAAGTAAAGAAACGGGAGTATAAGGACGTAGTCATTACAGACGTAAGGCATGTAAATGAGTGCGACTATGTAAGGAAAAACAGGGGAATATTAATAAAGATAGCACGACCCGTCATACATGAAATTCGTGGTATGAATCACGAGTCTGAAACCGCACTCAATGATTACACTGCTTTTGATATTATCATAAATAATGATGGCACATTAGAAGATTTATATAGAGCAGCGGAAGACACTGTCGAAGCTATTATTTTATTAGAACAATTAATGACTAAGGGGGAAGTTTACCATGGTGAATAATGAAGTGGTAGAAACCAACGAGGAGAAAATTCAGAAAGAAATGGCTCAAAAAGCACTGACACTTAAAATTATGCCCGAAGATATTAAGGGCTCTGAAATAATGAAGCAGGGCGAGTATAAATATGCTAGTGTTGGCGTAAAAATGGGGGAGAATGAATATCTAAGAATTAGTTATGAATGGAAGGGCGACGGTGTCCCGGAATTCGTAATGGGAATAATGAATTGGATGACTGCTAATGAAAATGATGACGGAGAAATAGCGGTGTTCTTGGAAAGAACAAACCCTAAGGAGGCTGAGTAATGCCACTTTCCCATTCGGCATTCACAAAACCATATTGGATTAGATATCGTGAGGGAGCAACATTAATTAGGGATGATAGGCGAAGATTTGATTACATGGATTTAGCCTATGCTAATTACCCCCGCGAGTGGAGAATTGAGCCACAGTCAGGGTATAATGCACAGACGCCAAGTACAAAAGAAGATAGAACAAATTTAAGTACGGACGCCCCATACATTCGAGCTAGATAATGTTGGGGTTTTTTATTTAAGGAGAGTATTATGGATACAGAGGATAGGTTAGAGTTTTTTAAAGAAGAATTATCGTTGATCATCAATCCTGTAATAAGGGAATTTACTGAAGAATGTATTAAAATTGCGCCAGATTATATATTTGAAGATTGTCCTTCAAGTAGTTCGGGAAAATTTCATCCTTTGGAAGAACTAGGTCCTGATGGCACATTAATACATATGAAGAAAGTGTTTGCTTTAGCTTATGATCTTAGCATAGGGTTGGGCTGTGACTCGCATCGAGACGAGGTATGTGCTGCGGCCTTGTTACATGATCTTGCTAAGCAGGGAAAAGATAAGACTGGGCATACTACCTCAGATCATCCTCAAGTGATGGCTAGCATAGCTGCCGATGTTTATAGACAAAAATTCAAAGGTAGGCTTAGTAGGGATTCCGCTAATATGATATGTTCTGCCATTTTTTACCATTATGGCCCGTGGACCGACCAATCTGTTCGTAAACCACTGTCCAAGTATACCCCCGAAGAATTAGTAGTATATATAGCTGATTATATTAGTAGTAAAAGATTTGTTCAAATAGATTACAAGAGAGGGCTATAACATGGGAGATCTTAGTCCGGGGTCTACTCCTCGCCGATGGGAACCAGAAGAGGGTGTTAGAAAGCATAATGAGCGTATCCATAGGGAAAGTAAATTCGCCGATGACTATATGAACCTTCCTTTTTCATTTTCTAAACCGTCTCGGTCCAAAAGAAATGGTTGGTTCAAATGCGTGGAATGTGGGAGGGTACTTACGGCTTCTGTAAATACCATCATGTATGCTTGCCCCGAGTGTAAAAAAGCTACAAAGGTGGAAAGGATTGAGGAATGAAGGCATGGCACGTCTGGACAATCATTCAACAGCAATATAAAAGGGTCAAAGAATTTTTGGAATCGTTCCCTGAAGTAGATAAGGTATTATATCCTACCGTTATACGTGAATATGATACTAAATCGGGGCGAAAACAAAAGAGCGTACCCTTGTACAATAATTATATTTTTGTCAAATGCGATTATAATAATGGACTACACGCTAAATTATGTAATTGCCCCTGGATTCGAGAGTATGTTGGAGTATGCTCCCAAAAGGAGATAGAAGAAATAGAAGTTTTATCAAGCCGCAAATATGAAGATTTGGTCCCTATTAATGAAGTGAAAGAGGGTCACAGTTATAGATTAAAAGGAACGCCTTTTAAGGGGATGATATGCACGGTAGTCGAAATTGATGGTGATAGATTAGTAGCATCTGTTGAATTGTTTGGATCTGATAGACTCATTAAATGTATGGTTGACGATATCGACTTGGAAGGGTAGATCATGGAGAGCGACATTAAGGTTAGTAAAAAGAGGGGTCGCCCAGTTGGGCACAGACTTAGTGACGAAACTAAAGAAAAGATACGGCAGAAAAGGTTAGGTGCCGAGCATTCACAAAAAACTAAAGATAAGATATCAAAGTCTCTGAGAGAGTATTTTAATGAGAAAGATGCTCTTTCCGATAGTATGGTGTACGAATACGGTTATGTGTCGGAAGAGGCTACTGATTGGATTGACGAGAATAAGACTAGGTTAGATGACACGGATTTTGTTATGACCGAAAAAAGACTGACCTACCTAAATCAGTTAGAATTATGTTTTGGAGGAGATATTGAGCATATATTTGGTCATAACGCCACTCCAGAATTTTTAATATTATTAAAAGAAGAGTTAAAGGATGTAGAGTGTATAGAAGAGTTGCATTCGTTAGTGTAGAGGGGGATAATGGCAAAAGGAAAGCCGGGGAGACCTAAAAACCCGCCTAAGTTTAAAGAATTACTCCAAAAATATATACCAGCAGCTGATATATTCGATGATGAAGAAAATCGGATGTACGAGGGGCTAGTAGGCACTTATTTACGAGATTTTGATGAGTCCCAACTCACAGCAAATGATATGGATGATATCATGTCTATTGCTATCAACAGAGTTTTAGAAATTAGAATATTAAGGGCTAGCAAAGACGATGCCGTAGCTACTATGGATGCCTCCATTTCCATAGATAAAATAAGAAAGCAAACAGAAAAATTGAAAGATAATTTAGCTGCTCGAAGAAAGGACAGAATAGACCCCAAAAAATTTGGCGGCTTTTCCATTGTAGATCTGGCAGTTAACTTTGATGCTGATAAGAAACAAGAGATTTTAGATAGGGCCCAGTCTCTGCGAGCTGAAGAGGAAGAATCATTAAAGTCAGATCTATTAATAGGTAATCGGAACGACGAAGATGCTGGAATAGTGGAAGAGGAGTAAACAATGCCAGGCGTAGATATTTATGAAAACATAGAGCTGATAATGGATCAAGGATCATTATTGGTTGATTATTATAGAAAAGATCCTGTGGCGGCGGCCTATGATTTATTGATGGTGGATTTGGCCCCCATACAAAGATCTATACTGAGAGACATGTGGTTTAAGAGTTTCACTATTACGGTAATGGGTCGTGGTGGTGGAAAAACGTATTTACTTGGAGTTAATGCAGTTCTGCATGCTCTGCTATACCCAGGATATAGGGTAGGTCTTATAGCACCTTCGTTTAGGCAGTCTAAAATGATATTTGCCGAGGTAGAAAAGCTTTATCAGAGATCACCTATATTGAGAGAAGCTACCGAAAAGCGTCCCGTGCGCGGTGCGGATATGTGCTATCTAAAATTTAAAGCTACCGATCAATCCCATGGTAGTTACATAGAGGCTTTACCTATAGGTGTGGACGGAGCGAAAATTAGGGGGTCGAGGTTTTATTTAGTTCAGATAGACGAGCTGGCCCAGATGCCCTCAGACATTATTGATTTGGTTCTTAGACCCATGGCTGTTACTTTTTCAGAACCTATGCAGAGGGTTAGAGAGCGGGAGAAACGAGAGAAATTAATCAAGTTAGGTTTGGCGACCGCCGAAGATTTTGGTGGCGAGACTGCTAATAAAATGATAATGACCTCTTCCGGATATTTTAAGTTCAATCATATGTGGAAAAGGATGAGATCTTACTGGAAAGCTATGGAGGAAGAGGGAACTAATACCAGATATGCTGTTCATCAAGTGCCTTATCAGCTCTTGCCGGATGGGTTCTTGGATGAAGAGAATGTAAATGAAGCACGCCGAACTATGTCGAGCATAGAGTTCATGATGGAATATGAAGCTGCCATGGTTTCAGATAGTGATGGGTTCTTTAAGGGGTCCATGCTGGAAGCCTGTACGTTAGGAAGCGATTTCACTTTGAAATTGAATGGTGATCCTGGCAAGGAATATGTATTGGGCATAGATCCAAATCAAGGGGGTTCGGCGGCTTGCGGTATAATTATTATAGAAATCGGAGCGCCACATAAAATAGTTTATGTTAAAGAGTTAAAAAAGAAGAAGACACAAGAGATGGTAATGGAGATCCAAAGATTGACCGATGTTTTTAATGTGAAAAGGATATTCATGGATTCTCAAGGCGGTGGTAAAGCTATCACCGATCTGTTGCAAGAAGGGCACAATGATCACGAGCGCATCATAGATATAGAGGATGAATCTATGAAGGGCAAACCTGGAAAGAGGATATTACAACTTGTGAACCCCTCCACCAGTTGGATATCGGATGCCAATTTTGATACTTTGGCACTTTTCGAGCATAAAGAGTTGCGATTTCCAGTTAAACCGGTTTTGGGAGGGGAGACTGCGGAGCTAATCGATGCTGAATATGATGCGGTTAAACTACTTAAATCCCAATTGTTGAATATAGTTGTAACACAAACTGCCCGGGGCGTGAGACATTTTGACACACCTAGAAAAGGGCAAAATAAAGATTTATATTCTGCCTTAATCTTAGCTGGTTGGGGCGTAAGAGAATTATATAGACAGAGCCTAGAACTGGATAAGTTTGTGCATCCACAGGGCTTGATACGCCCTCACAAACCCGGAGCTAAATTCACTATTCCCGCAGCCGTTAGTGGAAAAGATTATCTAAAAAATGCGATCCTGGGTAGCGGGGATTAACTAACTTAATAAGTTAGAAACGTACTTTTTAATGAAAGGAAATCAACGACATGGAGTGGAGACCGTTTTGGACTGAGTGGCTTCAACGATTGTTAGATATAGGTTTATCAGTGAAAGTGTGGATACTTATAGCTACTTTCTTGGCGGTATTTACTGGAATTTCCATTTCTACTACGGCGGCAAGTATAATTACTGCCGTAGCCGGCGCTAGAGAAGCGTATAAGGTTTATAGAACTCATAAAGGCGTCGGGAATGGCGATAAGGTATAAAAAGGAGAATTTTTATGGATTCTAAAAAATTACAAAAAGTTACCGCGGAATTTAAAGAGAAATATCCTAATGCTGGCATACAAAAAATTGAGGTCGATGAATCGTCTGGTAAATCTGTATTTTTCTTGAGACCCACGGAAAGTGTATTAGCTTCGTTGCCTGAGAACGCGGGTGTTAGACCTAGAATGGCTAGAGCTTCTACTTTAAGGCGAGATTTTTTAGTCCGACCTGATTTAGACCTGGCACAAAAGAGAATCAGTGAGTCAGATCCGAAAGAGCTTTTTCAGCGGGCTATTAATTATTATTATGAAGCTGATGTTTATGGATCTCATATCGATATTCTTACCAATTTTGCTTCTAAGGGGTTTGAGAATGCGATTGATGATGACAATATAAAATTGTTTTACGACACGTGGAATTTTGATGTTGGGTTTAAACAAATATTAGATTGGATATTTTTTGATTTTTTTAGAGTCGGAATGGTTAGAACTTATAAAATTATTGGTAAATATGAGCCTGGCGTTAGTTATTTATCGCCTATACCAGGACAACCGAGGACTAACCAAGCTAGAGGCATTCTCAAAGAAATGTCAGAAAGGGCATCTAGAATACGAGCTAAAAGAATGGAGCGTCTAGAAAAAATGTCCGCTGATTTAGATGGTAGAAAAAAAGATGAAAGAGAATTAAAAGAAGAAATAGCTCAAAAGAAAAAAGTTTGGTCTAAAGGCTATATCCCCGTAGCCTATACAGTATTGAATCCGCTTAATATCACCATCCAGGGCAGCTTGCTTTTTGATAAATCCAAAGTAATTTTAGAGCCTTCGGCCGAACTCAAAGATTTGTTGAAGAAGGAAACTAAGGATTTGACGGACGATGAAAAGTTGATTTTGAAGTTGTTGCCCTCCGATTTTAAAAGGGATGCCGAATCGGGCACAATCGAATTAGATCCGCTATTTGTAGGGAGTGTAGATTATCGAAAACAGCCATACGAGCGCTACGCGAAGCCTAGGGGAGTTAAAGCTTTTGATTCGTTGGAATATAAAAAATCTTTGAGGCAAGCAGACCTAAGTACTTTAGACGGTATAACTAATTATATACTTAAAATTACTATAGGAAATGACCAATATCCATGTACGGACCAGACGCAGTTAGAAACCGTATCCCAGTTGTTTAACACCACATCAAAATCTTTTGATGTTGTGTGGAATCACACATTGGAGATTGAAAAAATAGTCGCGCCTGAAATTGAGGCCGTACTAGGGCAGGATAAATATAAGCAAGTTAATGAAGATATCACCGGTGCCATAGCAATGTCTAGATCTTTGATAGATGGTATAACCAATGTTAATGTCGCAGAAGCTGGGATGATAGTTAAGTCTGTAATCGAGGAGATAAATTACGCCAGACAGCAAGTTGAAATTTGGATATATAATGAATACAGTCAGATAGCTGAGGCGATGGGGTTTGCCCAATTTCCTAAAGTCAGGTGGGATAATACTATATTGAGAGACTTCATACTTTATATGAGTACCATATCGCAGTTGGTGGATAGGCGTATGTTGTCATATAAAACCGCCATGGAGCAGTTGGGGTTTGATTTTCCTAATGAATTTAATAACATGCAGAATGAACTACCGAGCGTGCTAGACGGTACCTTGGGAATTTTGGGCAGTCCTTTTCAGCAATCTAAAATACAGACAGTCCAAAGGGCGCCTCAGGGAACGCCATCGGCCGGCAGACCTAAAGGGCAGCAGCCTAAACCAAAGCAACCGAACACACAAACTCAAACCAAAACTAAGACACCGAACCAGGCACCGAGTAATCAGCCATCAGCTACTACTCAAGCTGCTGATATCAATATAAAAACCTTGATACATGCTGCCACAGAAATTTTAAATGAGGATCAATTCAAGGATTTTTTGGAGGGGATTGTGATAGGGCTGAAATCGGATAATTAATAATGGTGGCGAGTATTTATCTAACCATATTATAATAGAGGCACTATCATTTTTAGAGGAGGAGTTTGCCGTGAAAAAATATGATCCGGTAACACTTGAGGCTCGCATAGATTTATGTGAGAGCACTGAGGAGCTCAAAAAGGAAGTAGCTTCGATAATACATTTTCCAGAGAATAAAACTCCTGATATGCTATTTTTTTCGGGCATTTTCGTTTCGTCTGGGCAAAATTTAAATAAAGCATATTTTTTACCTTCCGAACTGGTTAAGTCACATAATACAATCAATAACAAAGCGTTGGATATTGAACATAGTGAAACAGATATTGTTGGGCATATATATTCAAGCGCCTTTATAGATCGCGCCGGGAATAAACTAGATATATCTGAATTACAAGATTTAAGCCTGGAAGAATTGGATAAGATGGATATAGATGTTATGATTGCGGGCATTTTGTACAAAAGTAGATTTCCAGAGCTTGCCAAAGAGGTTAAGGGCAATAAGTGGAAATTATCCATGGAAACTTATTTTCAAGATTTTGATGTCAAAATAGGTGATTTAATTATGTCTAGAAAAGAAGCAGAGGCTTTAGGGCTGGCTTCGGACAGTGTGCTGGGAAAAGCAGCTAGAATATTGAGAAAGGGAAAGGAAATTGCCAAAGGGGAGATTGCTAGGGTTCTTCGTAATTTATTATTCTCAGGATGTGGTTTAGTTAAAAATCCTGCTAATCCCAGATCTGTAATTTTGGAAACGGCTAAAAAGAATTTGAAAGTCGCATATGATGGAGAGGAAATAGTAATAGAATTAGAACCTCAAGAAGGGGAGACCAAAATTATGAAAGATAAGGGAACAACCATAGAATTTAACTCACCCGCTGCTGATCCGGGGGGGATTAATGTTAATGATACTCGCACGCAAACAAGCCCTGGTGTATGCGTTAATTATAAAAAAAGGGTAGTTAATTCTAAATCTGACGTACCAGGCGGAGAAATTATACATGAAAATTGGTGCGCTCTTTACGAGACTGGATGTACATCTCCTTCGAGAGGGGCGGAGCATCCAGAGTGTATTAGGAGACAAATTATAGAAAAAACAAGGGATTATACTAAACACAAGTTAGCAGACTTGGAAGCTAGAGATAATCGAGGCAATCTATTAGCAAAGTTGCAAAACTTGTTGGGTAGTTAAAACTAAATAAGGAGGAGATCGCTCATGCCACAAGCAGCAAATCCAAGAGGAAGAAGCATACCCAAACTTGTTAGAGTCAATGCCGCTGATGCTGAAGCTGTATTGTATCGCAACTTGGGTAATGGTCGTAGAGTTCCTTTTATATGGGGAACCACAGTTACTTTGGCATCCGGTACCACAGAGATAGTGGTATCCAGCGGTGTATCATTTAATGGAATGGACGTTGCTGAAGGTATCCTTCAAGCGACCGCATTGTCAGCCGATGGCGCCGTTCTTAGTGTATATTTTGATAAGGACACTACTAATAACGTTGTTAAACTAGTGTCGACCGGAGCCGCTGGTGATGACAGTGATTTTGATGTAATCATAATGTTAGGTGTAGGCTATAATTTCCTTAGCACGCATACTAACCAAGTTTTTTGGAAAGATTCGTCTGTTACATTGAGTAATGCTTAATGTATATAGATATGGATTAGGACACGGACATGGAGAATTTGATGGCATTAAGAGGTTGGTGCTAATTATTAGACTATTTTAAGGAGGTTTAGCTTCATGACTGAGAAAGTGACTCAAGATGGTATTACTCAAGATGTTAAACTTATTGTTGAAGAGATGCTACAGCAGAAAGAGGAAGTCGCTATGAGGAAGGAAATTGAAAAAGCGCTTACTAAATCTGCCGATAAAATCAGTGAGCTGACAGCGTCTTTAGAGGCAAAAGACAATGAAATCAGTGACTGGGAATTGAAGGTGGAAGAATTGGAATCTGCTGTTGCCGATCTTTCCGATAAGGTAAAAGAGCTTGAAACCGATAAGCAGAATCTTGAGAAAGAAAAATCTGACTTTGAAGCTGAGAAAGAAGAGCTAGTAAAACAAGCAGAAGAAGTTAGGACTGAGCTTGAGAATATAAAAAAGGATCAGCTTGCTCAGGCTAGATTTGAGGATTTAAAGGAAGCGGGTGTAGAAGCGACTAGCGGAAAAGCTGTCGAAGACCAGATTGCCAAGATTCGAGAGATGGACGATGAGGCATTCGAGATTTATAAAGAAGAAAGAGTAGAACTTCGTAAATCTATCATCGCCAAGCTAGAAGAGTCTAGCACGGAAGAAGCCGGAGCCGAAGAGGGACAAGTAGATTCGAGCGAATCGGAAGAAGAAGCATCTCAAGAAGATGCCGAAGCCAATTCTGAAGAAGAATCAGAGGAAGAAGCTGCGTCTGAAGATGAGGAGGATGCTGCGGATTCTACACAATCTATTGAGCCTATGAAAGCTGTCGCTGCTATGTTAAATATGGAGATTACCCCTAGTAAGAGCATGCGCGCTAAGTATAAAGAATTAGGCGAAGAATTAGCTAAGAGATTTAAAAAAGGTGAGTAATCTTTATTAAAATTTGTATAAGGAGGAGTTGTCGTTATGTTTATTCCCAGACATCCTGTTGTAGAAAACCAGTTCTGTCAGTTGGCCTCAGGGTCAGCGCACGCAGGTGCTGGAGGAGTTATAGCATATGCGGGATCGGCTTGCTATTTGGATGATAGCCAGAACGACGCTACAGTAAAAATCTATGTGGCTAATGAGGATAAGCCAATTTTTGGATTTTTGATGCAGAAAGTAAAAGAAGGTTATCATTCAATTCACCCAGCTGGGCAGACGTTGCCTGGAGATCTCGGATCTTCAGATGTTATTGCACAGCCTAGCTATAATGCTAATGGAGTGATAGAGGGCCATAAGCCCGCTCCTGTTGGTATTGCTCACTTAGGTATTTGGGATACCATACATTATTATGGAAGTGGTGCATTAGCCGCTGGCACCAATATGTTTGTGCGCCAGAGTTCTCTTTCCGAACTCTGTGATTCGGGTGCCACCCAGAATACCCAAACTACACCCAATGATAGTTCTAGTGGTGTGGTAGCCGTTGTTATTAAGGGAGCAAGTGCCGCACAGGTCACGGCTAATAACAACAACACGGTACTTTATCCTATTAGGGTAAAATTACTGTATTAATATTTAAAGTTTTGTGGATTAAAGCACGCCTAGTGCATCCAAAATTACTTTGTGGAGGATAGTTAGATTATGGATAGAAAAGAAATGCAAAAACTTTTTCGAGCTACTGCGGATATTAATACCAGGGAAGGCTTGGCATCAAATAGAGAATTTGCTCAGGCACTAACTACTCCGATCCTCCAAGCTATTGAGCGCGAATCAATCATGAGAGAGCTTTTTGCTGTCGAAAGATTGGGCCCCGGAGCACAGGCAAGCTATCCGGTTGCGGAAGATTTTGAAATTCCTGTATGGGTACTGCCTGGCCTAGGTTACGTTGCTCAGAACTTCATTGAAGGTATCGGCGAAGAGGTATATGTACCAACTTTTACAATCGATGCTTCAGGTGATTGGAAGTTGACGTATGCTCGTGATTCAAGAGTGGACATTGCAGCTCGCGCTGCTGAAAAAGCCGCGAAAGCTATTTCTGATTATGAAGAAGAGTGTGGTTGGAGGGTTATTCTCCCTGCAGCTACTTCCAACTTCTTTGGAAAGGGATTGCTTGGTTCCCGTCCAGCTCCTATCTATGAGATTAATCCTGCATCTACTGGTGCTGGTTATCTTTCAAAAGAACTTATCAATAAAATGATAGTTGGTTTCAAGAGAATCGGAAGAACATTAACCGATCTTTATGTTGCACCCGAAGATGCGGCTGACACCCGTGAGTGGACCGACACTGATATCGATCCAGTGACTAGAAGAGAAATCTTCCAGGCTGCTGGTATGGGTAGCATTTGGAACGTTACACTTCACGAAATTCAGCATCTTGGTGCCACTGGTTTGTATAACATTAATGGTAATTCTTCAGCTTATGGTAAGTTTATTGCCGACGGCAGTGAACAGTATAATAACTACACGCTGGATAATCCTAATGTTACAGCAGCTGATGGTACTGTAAGCACATTGGGAGAAACTCAGGTCATTGGTTTTGATCTCAGTGTTAATGATTCTCTTGTGATGCCTATTCGCAAGGATTATGAGGCATATGATGATCCCACCCTACTTAGACGCCAAAAAGCTGGCTTCTTCGGTTGGGAAGAAATTGGGTTCGCATGTCTAGATCCTCGCATGTTAGGTATAGGAGTTATAGACAGGTCTCTATAATTTAGGTTAATATATGGCGTGCTCGTCTAAAAGGCGGGCACGTCTCACAACTTGGAGAAGGACATGATTTTGTTAGAAATATTAGCTACAATCATATTGATTGAAGCTGTGACGGGTTTGCTTAGTAAGTCTACTATATTCGATCCGTTACGGAATTATTTATTAAAGAGGAATAATAGAATATTGAGGTTTTTTAATGACTTGCTAGAATGTCCCTATTGCACGTCAGTATGGGTGAGCTTATTTTGCATAGCAATGCTAGTTTTATATATAAACAACCTACTGCCACAGATACTGGCGTTGTTTTTTATGGGCATAGTATTACATAGATTATCGAATATATTACATTTCATTATAGACAGGATTGATTCGAATCATATAGATTTGGACAAGGGATAATGAAATAGAGGAGGACAAGGTATGTATGGATATGTAAAAAATAAAACGGCTACATGGCGGCATGCCATGAAAAGATCTATTGGCCCAGGCCATCAGGTAGATCTTGATGACATTTATGAGCAGTACGGTGTAAAACATGGTATTGAAAAAGGCCAGCCTTTTGTAGAGTGGCTTAGAAATGTTAAGCTGAAAGACCATAATGTATGGGAAATAATATTCAGTGAAAAAGAGCCAGAAAAATCAACAGAAAAGGAAAAAGTCCCCGCTGATCTAACCACACCTTGGGTAAAAAAGGAAATTACTGTAAAAGATGTTGTAACGATGCCAGTTAGAAAAGCTAGAGAGGACCTTAAAAAAATTACTGATTTGGATTTATTGAAATACGCCTTAACAGAAGCTAGACAACTAGCTCATAAAGATACACTTTGTCTTATGCTGCGAAAGCGCATTCAGGAATTGGAGCTCACTAGGAGGTAATCCAAATGGCTTTGGTACCACAAAATTATGACAGAAATTTAAGGTCACCTAAATTTTATAGTACTGTTAATAGTGGACGGCAAGAATTTAACCCAGATATTATTATGTCTTATAACAACGCTGATGAGTTATTGCAGGTAGAAGAGATATGGCGCGGTACTAAATGGACACAAACTATTTCTGGATCTAATTATGCTAATCATACGATAAGTTATACCGTCACTTATAGGGCATGGGAAGAAACTACAGTTTCATAACTTTTATAAATTTAGGTGTAAGAGGCAGCTATGATACAGTTAACTATTCAGGTTGCAGATATAACTAATGTTCTTTTGTTATATGATACTATTTATATCTACACATCTAGCACAGAAAATGGTACTTATACATTTTTAGATTCTCTTCCCTTACAAGCAGGGGTTTCGGAGTATACATATCTACATTTAGATGGTACTCCGGATACATGGTATAGATCCTCATATTATAATAGTGGAGATGGTAGCGAAAGTTCGCTATCTAATGCGGCTCGAGGCGAAGCCCCTACTTTGTATCATGTGGTTACCTACCCGCCCGAATACGATTTCGAAGCGGCCGAAGAAATAATAATTAGAAAGATACGAAGACTGATAGGCGACTTTAAAGGTCTAGAACGACTATGGATAGATGGCAGTGATATATGCTCAGATGGACTGTGTTCATCCGTTCTTGAGGATGGTAAAACCTTAGATTTAGAAGAAAAAGGATGGCCAGTGCATATCTCCGTAAATGATGTGGTATACACTACTTTAGAAGATCCTATAATTCAGGGATATAGATATCTAACTTTTAGTGGCACGTTGGAAGCTTTAACTAGTGGGTGTACAGGGAATGTGGAGGTATGGTATCACACATTTAAATTTTCTGATAGAGAAATATATGAAGCATATGGCGACGCGATGATTCCACCTTTGGTTCCTAGTGATTGTGTAACCGATGATCACTTAATGTTGCAAGCATCCATAGATTTATTGGAAAGTATGACCGCTGAAGATTTAGTGGATGATGGGGCTACCATAAGAGATGATCAAACACTTTATGATCCATCACCTGGGTTAAGAGAAAGAGACCGTTTATTATCTAGACTTCGCAAGCAGCTTGATGCCCTAGTGCAAGAGTGTTTGAAGAGTAATCTGTTAGGTTTAGAAGGTGTATTAATAGACTAAAATAGTACACGGAGCAAGATTACAAATATGTGGATACTGGCGTCTTTCACGCACGACGGGGAGCCAGTTGCCGGGCTATCACCAGTAATAAAAATACGTGATGTTGATACCGGCGTAGTAGTTATAAGCGGCGCTCCAATGATTGATAAAGGCGACGGTTTTTATAGCTACGATTTCAGTGCTTATAACCCGCAAAGAGATTATGCAATAATTTGTGACAGCGTGACCCTGTCCGGTGTGGAGAGGTATAGCTACGCTTCTAGTGGCGAATATAATGAGGTTTTAGACTCAATTGAATCTACGGTCGGTATAGTCGATATACGAACTACTCTTCTTAGGAAGATTCAGACTAACCGGCTTGAACTTTTTGATGGAGATACCGATAATTGGATATTATATGATGATGACGCGGTGACTCCTCTGTTAACCTTCAGTGTAACAGACAAAGATGGTGATTTAATAGTTCAATGTTCTCAATCTCCTTCCAAAAGATCTGGTGCTGATGGATTACCAAGCGGTGTCCTATCGCCAGATATCTATATGAGGAAATCAGTTTATGATCCGGATGATGATGGGTGTGTCACATGTGCGGAAAATGTAAGTGATGGAATCTATACTTCAACAGCCTCTGGTGTAAAATATGCGGTAGATAATTCGCATCTCCCCTGTATATTAGGAACAAAATGTGTAGATGAAAGTAATATAGGACACCATTTGGTAGTTTCTTATAATGCTTTCACTGATAGATTAGAATATATAACTGTCTCTGGCACAACTGTCAGCTATATAACGGACCTGGATGCTAACCCCTGGAAAGTATTTTATTCTGATGGGGTAGGAACTGTTAAAGAATTATCTAACGGATCCGGTGGTACATTGTTGACGTCTACTGGACCGAATTCAGCCCCGGCTTGGTCATCTATAGTAGGTGCTGGAACTACCACGGTTACATACGATGGTGGTTCGGACGAGATTACGGTCAGTGGAGGCACAGGTAGTTGGGCATTCGGGGTAGATGGTACCCCTTGGGATACAATAGGAAACGGCGAAATTTTATTTTTTAATGGCACTGGTAATGTAAATATAGTTAGGTCAGCTGAGAATGAGATAACAATTAGTGGTAGTGGTGGCGCTGGTGCTACTGAATGGCAATTTGGTGTAAATAATGTCCCGTGGGATATTATAAGCGATGGCGAGATATTATATTTTAACGGGGCTGGCTCTACTACTGTGACTAGGAGCAGTGAGAATGTCATCACTATTAGTGGTAGTGTTGTTGGAACTAGTGCGTGGCAATTTGGTGTAAATGGTGCCCCATGGGATATAATAGGAAACGGCGAAATCTTATTTTTTAATGGCTCTGATGGAGTATCGGTAACCAGAAGTGCTGAGAATGAAATAACCATTAGCGGTAGTAGCGATTATTACACAAAATCAGAGGTAGACCAATTAATTGGCCAAAATAAATCAGGCGTAGAGGATTTAAGTATTGGAGATACGAGTACCGTAATTAATTTTGTTTCTCCTTTTGATAGCTCTGATTATGCTTTGGTTATCAGTTTAGAAAATACCGTAGATGCACTTGCATCGGAATATGCATTTACCATAACAGATAAAACTGTAAACGGATTTACTGTTAATTACTCCGGAAAAATGGATTCAGATAATTATTTTTTGAATTGGTATGCTACATTATCTGGGGGTTTGCCGGGGGGAGATTATTTAACTGCCGTAATAGACGATACTTCTCCAGAATTAGGAGGCGATTTAGTTTTAGGGAATCACAGCATTGTATTAGATACTGCTCCAAGTGGCGGTGTGTTGCCCGGACATACTTATGGGTGGAGTGGAGAGATATCTACTATGGCGGTGGATTGGAATGATAACGGGATAGGCACACCATTGCATATGAAATCTAATGGTCATTGGCAGGAGGCCACGGCAGCCAGTGGGACTGTTCGAATGCCGTGTACCGCACTAGCTTTAGAAGAAGGGACTGGTAATAAAAAAATATTGTGGAAGGGTATAGCTAGGAAAACGACATGGGCTTGGACTCCGGGATCAATTATATATATTTCCACAATAGATGGTGCTTTATCTAGTACACAACCTGCGAATACAGGAGCAATAGTACAAGCCGTTGGCATTGCTATAGCATCAGATACTATACGATTTGATCCTGATTTGACATGGATTGAGATAGAATAGATATAAAGGAGGGAGTATAAATCATGGCTAGATTCAGAGCTGAGAATTTAATACTGCATGGCGATCAGAAGGTCAGGTTCGGTGTTGATTATAATAATTTGGCGCAAACGGAATTGTGGTGGGATACTTCAGCCCCGCACCCAACTACTAGCGGTGATTTAAGACTAAGTTCGACTATTAGTGGTGTTAATCCTATCTATGATTATCATTTGACTACAAAATGGTATGTGGATAATGCTATAACTACTATTAGCGGCTTATACGACGAGCATAATGAGTTAAAGAACATTCAGGGTGGGGCCACTGATGAATATTACCATTTGACCGATGTGGAGCATTATACATTAACCAGTCGTAGTGGTGTTCTTGATGCGAGTAATTTACATCACCACAATAGTTTATACTTTACGGAAGATGAGATAACCACTATCAGTGGGGATATAGTCAACCAAATTATTACTGACCACGGCGATTTAACGGGCTTGAACGATGATGATCATACGCACTATACGTTGGCTACGGGACTCAGACCATTTACTGGAACTGTGTCTGGTATTGATCCTACCGAACCCGAACATCTAACCACTAAATTTTATGTAGATACTGCTATAAGTCAATCACTAACCAATTTAGATTGGCAGAATAGTGTTTTAAGCCAGAATGTGGCATTTGGGGACGCTGTAGCCTCGGGTAGTAATAGGTATATTGCGCCTACGACATCTGGAGATTGGGTAGCAGAATACATATATGAATGGACCGGTACTTCTTGGTCTGGTATTGAGCCTAATGAAGGGTTTGCAGCTTGGGTAGAAGATGAGGACTTGGTCTATTTCTATGACGATGCTTATCCAGCTGGTACTTGGATTAAAATGAGTAGTACCATGGTGCATAATAATTTAGGTGGTTTACAAGGTGGAACAACTAATGAATATTACCATCTAACTTCTACTATGTATACTGATCTAACCAGCTTTGGCGGCGTGAATGACGCGGGGTCGCAACACCACCATGATGGAAGGTATTACACAGAATCGGAAGTTGACACCATTAGTGGATCTTTACAGGTACAAATAGATGGCAAAGATAACTATCAGTATTGGCAATTTGCGGTAGACGGTACCCCGTATGATAATATTACTTCAACTGATATTTTGAATTTCGTGAGTGGAAGTAATATTACGGTTACAAGAAGTGCTGAAGATGAGATTACAATTAGCGGTACTGCTGGAGTAACCTATCACGGTAGGCAAGCTGTCGCTTATAAAGCTCAGCAGGTTACTGTTAATTTTGCGGATTTGGGCCACACTAATTATACTGTAAATGCTACTTTACAAAATACTGCAGATTCACCACCTTCTATTTATGCATTTATAATTAGTGGAAAAACTTCTAGTAGTTTTACAGCCGATTTTTCGGGTAAGATGGATTCAGCTAATTACTATTTGAACTGGTTAGTAGTAGAAGATTAATGCTGGAGGCAGCTTTAAATGGTTAGGATCAGAACTAATGATATATTCATAACGGATGATGACAAAATCATCTTCGGAGATAATTTTGACTCTGAAATATTTTGGGATCCCGAATCTCCAAACCCAACTACTAGTGGGGATCTGCGATTAACGACAACTATAAGTGGTGTGGAACCTATTTATCCATATCATTTGACTACTAAATATTATGTGGACACTCATATACCTGACCCACAGTATATATTGTTTGGACTACAGTTTCATTCCGCCGTAGTTGCAGAGGAACAACAAACTAATAGCGAGACTTTCATCCAGGCTGCTAGACTGACTATATCTGGCGCCGAGGGTTATGGAATTGAAGAAGGTGAATATCGGATTGGATGGACGTTCGAATGGCGCCAAGATAAGCTAAATTATGATTTTCTAGCTAGAATACAATTGGATGATACGGTATTAGTTTATAATTTTATTAGATCTCCATTTGTAGATGTTAATTATTATATTCTTAATACTGGTTTTTATTATACAGGGACATTGGCTAGTGGAATTCATTATGTAGATTTAGATTTTGCTACATCTGATTACAAAGCGGCTTCGCTTATTCGAAATATAAGATTAGAATTCTGGAGGGTTGCTTAATGACCACCTATGATTATACCAAATACCCTGTTAGCATAGGCAGCTTGAGGCTAGAAATCGAAGCTGAATATGGCATAACTACTCCTTTGGATCATATTACATTTAAAGGACCAGATAATTTATTTGTGACGTTTTCTGGCAGCTTGACGGGAGAAGAGACGTCTTTATTAGATGCTGTTATCTCAGGACATATGGGAATTCACCCGCCTGAACCAGCTCAGTTGCCCACTGCCGATATGGAAGCAGGCCAATTTTTATTAACCGATGGAGCTGGAAGATCAGTGTGGGCAAGCGGATTCCCGTCAACTGTGGCCGGTGTATGTCCTGAAAATTATAATGATTTAGCTATCAAGGAGTATGTAGATACAGCCATTACTACCCATACTCATCTTGGAGCTATGAACTGGTCGATGTTTCCTACATTTAATGGCCCAGTAGGTTTGTTGGGATGGCACATTAAAATTGACGAAGATGCTGCTTTGAGTAATACACCATTAACTACACCAGAACCAGCTTATAATTCTCATATTGTGTTAGATATTTCCTCTGTTTCATCTACTCCTTGTACAATTACTGTTTCAGGATTGTCAATTAGTGAAGACTCAGGAGAGTCTATGTACGCAGGAGAAAATATTACGGTTAGTGGTACTGGATATTATCAGACCACGCTTTCTTTTGTTGATGATCCGCAGATTTTTGTTATAGAAAGTGGTGAAATTTGTATTTGTGATATATATAAAACGAGCTATTGGGATAATGCTAATAGTGATTTTACATTAGAAGGAATTAGGCTTGAATGGACACCTGATGCTACTACATGGCATATGGGCCTCATAATATATGAAGTTTTGGAAGACGGTAGTTTATACGCGGTAGACGATGTTTATTTTTCAAATGTTGATGAGATAAAGAGAGCCGATAAGGCGAAGGTGGGTAAATATAGAAGAACTGACTATAATTATTTCATAAAGGGGTCTAATAACAGGGGTTTAGTAATTCGGATGAATCAGTTTGCCATGTATAATTTTAATTTATATTTGCAATATCTTACGTAAAATTTTGGAGGTATTAAAACTTAATGAATGATCACATATATAAATTCCTAATGGAACCAGATCACTCCATTGATGTACACCACTCTTTCGTGGATTTATGGGATACGCCATCCACTTATATTGGTACATCTAATTATGTTGTTATTGTAACCCCTACTGAATCAGGAGTTCAATTTGCTAATAAGCTCAGTAATATAGGTTTTGATACTACAGTTAGTGGTATAGATCCGACAGAAGATTATCATCTAACTACTAGAGGGTCAGTACATGCTGACATAGAGGATTCTATGTTTTATTCTTTTAGATTTGCTGGCACTTATTCCAACGAATACGTCCAGCATACCCAAAGCACGTGGGCTACAGTAGGGGCCATGATATTTATGGGCCAGGACGTATTTACCATAGAATCATTTAGTATAATAGCGTGGTTGGGCGCAGATACTCTAACTGGATATGTAAGAGTTTATGATTTTACCAATAATAACGAAATAGCACAGATTACTATTAGCGGATCTGGGCCGGGGGCACTTGATAAATATATGTATACTACGAATGATCTCTCAAATCTTCCCGATGATGCAGCTATATTCGAGTTCCAACTTAGAGTAGAGGGCACTGGATCTAAAACTATTAGAATGTCTTATGCTTCATTGCAATAAGGAGGAATACTTATAATGACCGATGTGTTTAAATATAGGATTTATTGTATAACGGAATCTCAATATGTTTATAGTTGGGCTGAGGAAGAACCCACTACTTGTCCGAATAATACCGAGCATACTATAGATGCTAATTCTATAACTATAGTAGAATATCATGTAGACAAAGGACCAACTATGGGAGACGGCCGCCCTATAGTTAGATCTGATAGTAGGCCTATAGGGTATTCCACTATGTTCACTATGACTGGTGATACTGCTAGTGGTATAGGTGACGGTAAAGATATTCTATGGGATTTCTCTAATGATGATGATTTGACAGCTAGTGGTACATGGCCAGAGGGATATAAGAGTAAATGCATCTATCTTAACTTTTTAGACCATGTTAAAGAAGGATGTTTATATTTTCATAATGCTAAAAAAGGCTCGTATGTGAATTTTAGTATTATTTGCCCATCTGGACAATACTATCTAGATAGAGATGGATATCCGGTTCAAGCTGTGGAAGATACTGTAATAGTAAGATACGTCAATAATCATCATTTCTACGGGGACTGCCCGATGGGAGATGAGTTAAATACAGAAAGTGCTACAGAAAATGCAATACCAGTTAACTATAGATTATGTGTGGAAGTTTTTGTGCCGGAGAATGATAATGATAGTTACGGATATGGTGAATTAGAGGTATATCGAGCAAGAACCTATTTATTGCCAGGAGAAAGCCCCTAATGTGGATAACTGCTTATTTTGAGACTTATACTGGGCCTGCTGCTGGATTATCGCCTATTATCAGAATTAGGGATATAGTGACTGGAAATGTGGTAGCTAGTGGGGTAATGTCTGATATTGGTGACGGATTTTATAAATATGATTTTACCGGGTATGATATTACACAAGATTACGCGATTTTATGCGATTCTTTGACTTTACCTGCCGAAAAAAGATACAAAAGCTTTTCTAGTGGCGAATATGGTGATATAATTGATACAGTAAGTATTCTTTCCGACAATGTGGATATTAGAACTTTGTTGGTGAAAAAAATACTAACTAATAGACTTGAATTGGTAGACGGGGATACAGACAACTGGGTGTTATATGATGACGATTCGGCAACGCCCTTATTGACTTGGGATGTTACTGATAAAACCGATAGTGCTATATATCAACAATATGGCACTGAATCTAGGAGGTCTAAAGCTACCTAATGGGTATATCAACGTGGGGATGGGGGTCAGCTTGTGGTGGATTGATAACTACAGCAGGTTGGGGAGAGTGCCCTTGTCCTGAGTTTATCCCTGTGCTTTTAGCGTCCTATTTAGTAGATAGTAACGCATATTGTTGGGTAGCTACCAGGACTTATATTGAAGTCCAAACTAGGGATAGAGGGGATGTTTTACTACGACTTAGGCCTGAACAAATTCCCCAAAGATTACGTGGAGACGTGTTGCAAAGAATTGCGGAAGATATTCCAATACGCAGCCCAGGTTGGCCAAGTCAATCTGGCGAGATTTGTGAAGATGACTAGTAAGGGGTAGTTTATGCCAAGAGATAGGCGAAAATTTAGGAAGGCAAAAACTCGCTTCAAGAAGAGCTGGAAAAGTGTTGCTCAAGGCATAGGGCGACGAATAATCGTGTATTTACCAGGACTTGAACGAGAATGCCCCAATTGCTACTATGATAAGGTTAATAAGACTAGTAGCGGGATACCTAAATCCAGTCCGGGAGATCCTAATTACTTTACCGTGGGTCGGTGCCCAGTTTGTTCGGGCAGAGGCGTACTGATCACCGTCAGGAAGAGGTGTATTAATGGAATTGTTATATGGAATCCTACTGGAGACGAGATGAATGCCCTAACTTTCACGGAAGCTGGATTTGAGGGTGCTACTAGAGTCGAAATTAAGACAGATCCTTGCCATTTAGACCTGATAAAACAGTCAGAATATGTCGTAATTGATGGTATTCGTTGTAAATTATCTAACCCTCCTATTATTAGGGGGATAGGCGAAAAAGATATTCTGTTGGCATATTTTTTTACTGTGGATAAGCCGAGGTTAGATAGTGGCGAAACTTTATAAAAGGATGCAAAATCCTAAGTTATTAACATTATTAGAAGATATAGTAAAATCAGAGATAAATGTTCTTATAGGCAACCTTTTGGATAGATTCGATGAGGAAATAGTGCCACTTGAGGATGAAGAAGACCCAGCAAGGCCCTCGATTTGTAGAGAAGAATTTAAACAGTTTTTGGAGGAAACTATATTAGATAGTATTAAAATACTAATTAATGAGGGTAGTATAGAAATAGGCATTGGCGATGCAAATAAATTAGGATTTGGGGAAGAACTCGATGAAGAAACCACTGATTGTATAAAAATTATAGGAACTATTTTACAAGGTATAAACGGACGTTACGTTTTAGTAACAAGTGAAATGACTGGAGGCCCAGAGGGCAGATTTGGAAAGGCATTTATAATGCCGGAAGATCAATATCGGGCTGAAGCTCTTAGTCATGGATGGGATCCTCATCGACCTATTTGGCGATTTTCTGATTTTCCAGGAATACCAGATTTTTTTGAGAGGGTGAATTTTGGAAAGCTGGTAGACAGAATAATTCAACGTTTGGGAGAGGCTCTTAGCAAATGATGCAAAAACTAAGGCAGGAAGATCTAAGTTTACATCATTATCTTAGATTTAACGTACTGAATCAGTATATTGAGACTGATTACAATATACCCTTGGAATATTTATCGGATATCTCAGAGGCTGGTTCGTATGTGTATGCTTCTTCGTCTACTCGATTACCTTCTCCTACTAGTTTGGGTCGTGGTTGGGTATATTTAGATAATTATGGAGATACTACCGAGCAGCAGAATGCAGTTACTGTTTATGATGCTAGCAATGCGGTTATTAGTGGTTCTAACTACATGATAGATTACGTAGATGGGAGAATAGTCACCTCGGATGTAGGAATAGTACCATCTAGTGTGACCTATCAATATTTTTATGTTTCTTTAGTAAATGAATGGCAAGATGTGGCGGCGGCGGATGTGCCAGTTGTGGTAGTCAATTTAGAGGCTACCGAGAAAGAAGGATTTCAACTTGGCGGTGGCAAAAAGCCTATAAGGAGAGGAAGATTACATATATTTGCCAATAACCAGGCAGAACGGGACGATCTAATAGAATTATTATATGATGGTATTGATAAAAAATGTGTTCCAAACCAAATTTGGCCACAGGGAAGCATGATAGATTGGGATGGCACTTTTAGTAATAATTATATTTATGAGGTGGCTCAATACGAAAGCAGTTTACACATTGACGATGTTGTAGCTAGAAATGTAAATCCGTCTTTATTATCAGCTGTACCTAGAATTGATATGACGATGCTGAGTGATTTGAATCGGTATAGGGCACGGATTGACTTCAATATGTTTTATTGGAAAGAAAATTAAAGCCTCAACAAGCAAAATTTTTGCTTGGGAAACGGAAAGGAGTTTGGATTGCAGATAGCCTCAATCTGTATGATAAACATTGGGAATTGATTTACAAAACCAACCTCAAGTTTTGAAACAACTATTTTAAGGAGGAATAGTTCATTATGGCAAGAAACAGGATCATATATGGTTCACAAAGCGTATGGTGTAACGGCGAGATCCTGTACAGAGTACAGACTCTCGGAAGCACTACTACATTTACCTCCGAAGATATCTTTGAACTTGGTCATCTAGATATCGTAGACGTTGTTGATGATGTACCTGCTGTTGCAGTTACGTTGAACACCAACGATTGGGGTGATGTAAAAACTATGGCTATTTTGGCTCAAGTAGCACCTGCCAAATTAGATATGAATGCTAATGCTACTGATAATAATGCTAACTTGGCTACTGTCGATAGTAGCAGTACCGAACTATACTATCACCATGGTGCGTGCTTGGCGGATTTTGCTGTTACGTGTGGTAACTTGACTGGTGTTTCGCTTTGGGCTCCTGTTCAATCAGAATGTGATCTTGGTACATTGGCTGATAATATTGACCAGACTATGTATATGGACGAAGTCTATGTAAATAGCCTTGAATTTGGTTATACTACCGGCGCAAATGCTACTGAGAACTATGGGGCTGAGACGGACCAGAAAATGTGGTTATTGAATGACGGTAGATTTGTGAACTGGGAAGAAATCGATATTAGTGGTCTTGGCGGCGGTGGTAGTTTTACCATCGCTTCTGGTGTAACTTTGGCAGATTTTTCAGATGGTACTATGGGATTTCTAAGACTAGATGTAGGTGGTCAGAGAAGTATGACACTCTTAGATGCTAGTGCACTAGGTGGTGACGGGGAAATGACAAATTTACCTGTTGTCTCTGGAAGCTCGGCGGCAGCTGATCAGTTTAGTATAAGTGGCTATAATATAAATAGTCCTTCAGCTGGTCCCTATACTGTTTACTTACCAAGTACTATTGATGGCACGGCATTTACACCAGCTGCTGGTGACAAAGTTTATGTGCTATACGCTGCTGATGGTTATACGTCCGATATGGGCAATAAGTACTTTGAGATCCTTGATATTGCTAATCGTCCCGATACGATTGGTGCTATCAGACAGGGTCAGGTAGAGATTTATCTAGTAGCTGACACGGATGCGTCTTACGAGACTGCGTGGAGACTTACTGCGTGTACTATTACTTCAGATCTCACCCGTGAGGCTCTTGCAGAACTTGGCCATCTCGGCCCATATGATAGACCATTGACAGTACCAGTGCCTATTACCATAACAATCGATACCACTGCTGGCGATTTAGAACACTGGGCAAGATTTGCCGACAGATATTCTGAATTTGCTAATGACACCATGAATGAAATAGATCTTGCTGACTTATTTAGTTCAGAAGATCTTAAATTGGTTGTTAAAGTTTTTGCTCAAACAGACGAGGAAGCCGGTGGAACTGGTGCCAATAGAACCGTTGCTACTGGATCAGATCTTATCGGACAGGATAAGTACTGGTCTGCTAGTTCAACAAGTTCTGTTAAGGGTACCATTGCTGCTGGAGAGACAGAGCGTGCTCTTAAGACAATCGTTGTTGAGCATCTTAAGATTACGGACGAAGCTTACACACTGGATCTTGGAACAAACGCTACCCAAACCTTTGGGTTCCGTTCAACTAATGATCTTTATGTGGTTAAAGGCGATCTTGATATTGACCACATCACTGGTGGCAACAAGATTAGGAGAAATTCGTAATATTAAACTAGGTGTGGGGATCGTAAGGTCCCCCACCTACTAATTATGGAAAGGAGTAAAAGGAGATGATAACTAAGGTTGACAAGAATAAGGAAAAACTAATGAAAGTAATCTCGGACAACATCACTACTTTATTTGAAAGAATACTTGATTACGCCGAAGTTGCTGTACCTAATAATGATCAGTATAAGAAATTGAGATCTAAAATTTTGAGGGTCGGTAATAATTGTATTAGAGATTTGGACAAAGAAATCAACACTAGGTATGATGTTAGATATATTCCACCAGCTGAAACTGTGATAGAAAGTAAAATTAATGCAGGAGTAAAGGAGAAATAATTACAGGAGGAGGAGTAAAATGATAGAACAAAAAGAAACCCAAGCATTAGAAGGCAGAAGGGAATTTCGGGACCCAGTTACTAGTAATTTATATTATATTGCTGCGCCTACAGCTGACGATGTAAGAGGGGCTGATTGGCAATACAGCAAGACTTATACAAAATCATTGGTAGAGGGCATTACTACGTCTGCAGAAATGATGGATATTTTGATGCGTCGTGGCGTAATTGGGCCAGAATTTGAACAAAGGCAGAAAGAATTAACGGATGAATTGGCCCGAAAAGTAGTCGATTTACAGGCTGCAGCTGATTTAGATGAAAAGCAACAACGAGCAGTGGAAGTATCTGCTGCAAGAGAGGAACTTTTTAATTGGAATCAAAGATTAAATGGTCCTATGGCGAATACATGTGAACAGATTGCTGACGACGCAAGGCTTGAATATCTTACATCTAGAATGGTTCAGCTTAAAGACGGTGGAAGAATATGGGATGATTATTCTGATTTTTTAACTGAAAAAAATCAAGCTATGGCTATTAGAGCTAGGTTTGAAGTCATGCTTTATTTGCAGGGATTAGATTCTAACTTTTTGGACCAAACCCCCGAAGCAGTGGCTATAAGAGAAATAGAAGAAGAGATGCAGACTAAGGCTAGTGAGGCTATTGCTGAGTTGGAGAAAGCTCAGTCGAAAAAGGAAGAAAAACCGGAATCTAATAAGCCCACTGGTATAACAACCACTACTAAAAAAAGGGGCCGTCCTCGCAAGACTAAATCTTCGGAGTAATAAATGGAATTAACTTACGAAGAAATAGAAAAATATGTTGAATCTATTAGCTCTGGCATAAAAATAATCGATTTGAATGGCGTATCCATAATATTTAAATATCCCGACGCGATAAGTTTTGTACAAGCTCGCAATATCTATGATCAAGAGTACAAGAAGTCGCTAGAAGAGGGGTTATTAACTACCAGTGATATGACAAAACTAATTAAAGAAAGAAATATTATCACTGAAAAGGAACGCAATCAACTCTCATCTCTGAAATCCAAGTTGGAAGCGCAGAGAGTATTATTGGCCAAAACTTTTAAAGTTAAGGCTAATCAAGAGAGAATAAAGAATGTGATTCATGAGCTCGAAACTCAAATAAATAAGATTGAGATGAAAGAGCGCGCCAAATATTCTATGACCGCAGAAACTAGGGCGGAAGAATCTAAAATACTTTATTTATGCTGGAAGAGTTCTTATTATTACGATGCTGATGAATTAATATGGTCACAATACACATCATTTATTAATGATACGGATTTAAATTTTAGACAGAGAGTGTTATCTGAGTTTATATTATTTTATAGTGGAATACCTACTCCAATTATACGAGCCATCGCTCGTAGTAATTTATGGAGAATACGATATGTAACTAGTGTGAAAACGTCGGAGCCTCTATTCGGGGTTCCGACTACCCAATATACTGCGGACATGCTGAATTTAGCGTATTGGTCTCATTATTATCAGAATATTTATGAAATGATGCCGGAGGATCAACCTTCGGAGGATATTATCGAGGATGACGAGGCACTTGATGCGTATCTTAATGATTACTATAAAGAACGTAATAAAGATGCCATGGCCCGAAAGGGTCAAAAAGGAAATAAAGGTAAACTATCAGCTTATAACAGTCAAGAAGTAATAGTTACCAAGGCTGATGAAATGTATGAGGACATTGAATACGACACACCAAGAGAAGCTAAAATGATTAAGGACAGGACTCTCATCAGAAAGAAAGCTTCTTCAAAACATCGTAAAGGGCAATTACCAGATAAGTTGCCCACTCGCTAAAAGGCAAGGCCAGGTCTTCTATAATAATTTTAGCTATTAATACGCTATAGGAGGGCTGACACTTGCCGCCAGTCAATACTTATAAAATCCAACTAGAACAAATACAGAATACACAAGCTGAGAAACCTATAAAAGACTTAGCTACTCAGATTGTCACTTTAACTCGCCGAATCCAAAATTTGGAACGAGTGTTGGAGAAGTCTGCTTCAACCCAGGCTGGTGGAGTTAATGTGGCGGCCATCGATTTGAATACTAGAAGACTGGATGCTTTGCAAAAATCTGTGGCTAAGTTAGAAACTACTCTACAACAATTAAGGAACTTAAAGGATGTACCAGACGCTATCAAGAAGGTTGTGTCAGCTGGTAGAGAGGTGGCTAGAGAGGCAAGGGATCCTCGTGATCGAGAGTTAGTAGATGCTATTAGAGGTCTGGTAAATGTTTACAAGCGCATAGAGCGGTCCGAGGTTTATAAAACCGGTAGAGAAACGGTTTTAAAGAATATAGAGAGAGCGCTTCAGCAACTGATTGATAAACAAACGCGATCTATTAATGATCTTAATAGGTCTGTGCAGGATCTGTCTAAATCTGTAGGAGCTTCCCCAACTGCTGGTGGTAGAAGGATTAGGAATCCGGAGTTGGACAGAGATATAAAGCTCTTTGGTAAAGCTCTTAAAGATATGGGAACAGAGTTTGAAAAGATAAAGAGAGAATTAAAAGACAAGATGGTGGTAGCCTTAGATATTGAAACTTCCGAAGCTAAGCGAATCGGCAAAGAAGTGGCCGCTGAATTTGTGAGCCAGATAGCTTACCAGAAAGGTACATTGCAGCAGATATTAGCCGGCAAGGGAGAGCGTGGCCAAGTATTCGTTAGGCCTCCTAGAGGAGTTGAAACAGAAGCTCAATATAAACGACTTATAGGTAATATCGGAAAAGCTGATCCGATACCTTTCGAAAAATTGAAAAAAGAGGGTATCGAGGCTACTGAAGCTATGAAAAAAGTAGCTGATGTATTAAAAGATGCTGAAGCCGTTATAGGGCATAACATAGCTCAGTTTGATATCGGCGTTTTGGAACAGCATTTTCAAAGAGCGGGAATTAAAATAGAAGCTGAAACAGACAAATTTATAGACACTCTACGCTTGGCTAGAGAGAAATTTCCCCAGAGATTAAGCACACCTACGAGGCGGCAACCTTATGCATTGGAATCATTTGAAAAAGACTTCAAATTGGCGGGTGTAGAAACTAAGAATCTTACAGGTAGTTTGCATGACGCTTCTTACGATGTGGAGCTAACTATCACCCTTTTGAGAGCGTTAGATGGTAGTATAAAAGAATTGATGGCTGCCCAGTCTGATTTGTCACACACATTATCGAATATATCGGCTACCGTTGAGCGAGCTACTAGTGATGCTGCCAAACGCATGAAGTTTGCTGCTCAAAAGATGGACAAAATGGCTGCTGGATCCGACTTGTTATCAGAAACGATGGCAGAGACGGAAGAATATATGCGTAAAGCCGGCCAGTCTTTTCATAAAGCCACTCTTGAGATAGATGACTTAGCTAAGATAAAATCAACTATACAAGCTAACATATTTAGGCCTCAAGTAGTTAGACCTCAGCCAGTCGCTGAGCCTTTTGCTATAGCAGGTCCTGTAGGGGCAGCTAGAAGTGAAAAAACAGCCGCTTTGTTAGGCGATTTAGCCAAATCTTTAGACAAGTTGCAGAATAATATAATTAAATCTTTAGAGAAAGGATTAAGTTCTGGCGCCGAAATTCTGAAAGATGAGGCGGGCAAAGCATTTCAGCTTGCGCCGGGTCAAGCTGAGTGGGAATTGAAGATAGTGGATGTACGAGGATTAAGACAAGCGCTGGCAGCTGAGTTTAGAGAATTTGCATCCCCAGAAGCTACAGCTAATGAATTAATTGATACATTTAAAAGGGCTTTTGTGAGACGTGAATTAGGTGTGGCTCGTAGTCCTGAAGTTATGGCTGAAGCGGTCTATAAGGAAGTAGGCAGTTTAACGGCCGAGATGGCTAGAAGCATGGGTCGTCAAGTAGAAGACTTATTTAAGGCGATAAAACAACAGACAACTACTGTAGGCGAGATAGCTAGGCGTCCTGAGCTGACAGATCTGTTTAAGGGCGTGGCATTAGAAGCTAAAGCTCAGCGGCAATTAATGCAGGATTTTATAAAAAGATTAGCTGTCCCAGCGGCTAGAATAGGGCCGGAGGGAGGAGTATCTATTCCTACCAAATATGGGGCTGAGCGAGCGCTAGCTAATTTTGTAACAGTAACTACCGGTTTAGAAAAATTAGCTCAGGAACTAAGAGATTTAGGAGGAGCCACTATAGAGGTTGAGCGGTTAATGCGCCAGGTAGCTCAAGCACCTTTGCGCCCCACTGCTGGTACTGTAGCTGAAGCGGAAGCTGAAAAATTAGCCGCTACTTTGGTCAAAAAAGTAATAGAGCTTGGTGGTAGAGCTGAAGTAGCTACTGGGTATAAGCGGGCTATAGCTTTAAGAGGACTTGAACGCGGTGAATTTACTGAAGAGCAGGCTAGGATATTCGCAGGTTCTACCCAAACTTTAGATGAATTATTAAAGAAAGCTGATGAACTTAAAGTGAGTGCTCTAGATGCAGCGAGAGCATTAGATGAGCTATCTTTTGAGAACTTTTATGATATATTGGATAAAATGTTGCAAGCTGGGAAGGTCCCTTATTTAGAAAAACAAGCTGCAAATATCGTAAGGTTTGATCGCAATATGCGGGAAGTTTCCCGCACAATAAATGATCTACTAGGACTTCAACCTTTAATTGAGCCAGGTAGACCGAAACGCCGACTATATGATGAACAATCCTTAAAGATTCTTACTAAAGCAATGGAAGGGCGTTTTAGACCCGAAGAGCAAAAGCAGCACATAGTAGCTGTCAATCTTTTGTTGAAAGATTTAACCGAGCGTGCCGGAAAGTTACAAGAAGGGTTGTTCGCAGGCAAACCATATTTGGGGAGGCCATTAGCCACATCTTTGGATTTAAGTGATGCAGCTAGCTCCAAATTGAAACAATTCAATGAAGATATGGTAACTAATTTAAAGGCCCTTGATAAAACTGCTATTGGGGCTAGTTTGGCGGATATTAGAGCAGCTGCTCCTTTTAGGGAGTTCAGTTCTATACAGAGACAGCTTTCATATGTGTCGAATGCTTTAGCTGGCGGCCTTCCTGGTGGAGGTCAATTTGAAGCTCCGGCTCTTTTGAGTGCTAGAGAACAGAGAATTATGGAAGCTGGTAGATATGGACAGGCTCGAACTGGACTTAATGTTTTAACTGAACTAAGAAATACTGCTCAGACATTTGAGGACCAGATAGTCATATCAGGTCGCTTGGCTAAAGCTTTCACCCAAATAACTGGTAGATTGGTTAAGCCGGCTGAAACTTTAGAAGAAGCTAAAAGAATAACCGCTATAGAGCCCGGAGTGCAGCAAATTACGCCTAGAGCTGCTAGATTAAGAGCTCGAAGCGAAGAAGAATTTAAGAGAGTTCTGTCAGAGGTAACTGATCAATTTCAAGAGATATTGGGTGTCCCACAAAGATACAGAGGTAGAGCAGATATAGCTGAGATATCTAAAGAAGTTGAAAATTTGATTAGAGAGCACCGAGGACAAACTATTGAAGTACAAACAGCTAAATTGACTGAAACTTTCTTAAATTATTTCGGAAGAAAATTATCTACTAGGTTCGGCACCAAAGGGGTATCGGTTACTCCAAGATATGGGGAACTTCCTAAAGAAATCACCTCGTTAGAGGATGTTGGTAGGTTTATTCAGCAAGGGTTTAAAGCTGGTGTAGCACCAGGGCCAGGATTGGGTGTCGCTAGACTGCCTAAAAACGTGGGCCAATTATTGATTGAAATATTTAATAACATTGAAACTCGGGCTGCGCAAGAAGCGGACGAAATCGATATATTCGGTGGCGAAGTCCTAGAAAGTTTAACAAGACAATTAATAGATTCAGGAAATAAATTTGTTATAGACTTATTTAGGGATGCGTCACTTGGATTAGTGACCGAAGAAGAAGCTAAAAAGCAACAAGTAGTGTTTGAGAACGCTACCAAAGCGTTTAAAAAGGTTTTTGGTGAGGAATTACCTAAGGAGACATCAGAAGCCATACGTTTTATTAGAGAGCGTTATGCTGCTCTTTTTGGAGAGGAACAATTATTTGAAGTTAGGCCTATTGAAGCTAGAATCAGCTCTCGTGGTATAGCCAAAAGAGGGTTGATGCCCGAAATATTAGAAGGTATTGTTAATAATCTAATAGGAACCACTGCTGGAGCTACAACTCTTAGTGATGAAATATCTAGGGGTGCTCTAACTGAAACAAGAGAAGCTAGAAAAAAATTAAATGAATATTTACGAGAGTTGGGATACCAACCATTCAAAGATTTAGATGGTGTTATTAGTCGGTTAAAATTAGAGAAACCTGACATAGATCCTGATACTATTAAAAAGTTGAGGGATTTTGAAGCTCAGTTTTCTGTCTATACCGATGTAGTTAATGAATTTGGGGAACAAATGCAATCATTTGTTGCACCTAAATTTTTACAAATTATTGAAGAACCCCATTTGTACCCAGAATGGTCTCCTGAACAAATTCAAAAAGGGTTGAAAGGGGCTCGATTAGATTTTCAATCTTTTGCTGCAATGGCCGGCGTATTTGGCGAAGGTTCTAAAATGATGGAAGAACTGGCTAGGTCTACAGCTCTAACTGCTCAAGAAGGGTGGGAATTGCTTAGAGCCTTTCAAATGTTAGACCCGGCCATGAAGGATGTGAATAAGGCATTAACCGAAGGATTACGTACTGTAAGTCTAAGAGATGTTGCATCGTTTGAAAAAGCTACTGGTACAGTAGAAGAATTGAAGGGAACAATCTTTGATATAGGTAAATTCCCTACCCCTTTCAAACTTAGAATACCTTCCACTGCGAAGGGCGCTAAGGAATTTTATGAAGAATTATATATTCCTGGACCTGCCTTGAGGGGAACCTATCAGGAAGAACTTCTTGGTGCCCAAGCTCCTACAAATATTGCTAGATATCTAGATAATTTAGTGAATGCCGCTAAAGAGGTAGAAGAAATAGCATCAGCCGCTGCGCAGGGCGGTATAGGTTTAAGTGAGGAATTTCAACGAAAATTTGCTACGACCATAAGAGCTGAACTAACTAAAAGTTTGACTGATACTATAAAAAGATTTCAACAGATAGAGAAAGTTGGGCCCACCCCACAAAACGTTGAATTTATGCAGCAGACTATTAATAGATTTAAACAGGCTCTGTCTGAAACAAGAGAGGTAGCACCTATTTACCAAGAGGGCATGGCTACTACTGAAAGAGGAGCAGTCGAAGAATTTGAGCGCAAATATCAAGGACAATTTAGTAAAATAGTAGGTAGAATAGCTGATATTTTAATTGGACCTGACCCTGCCTCTTTACGTAAGGATATCAATGAAATAAACGCAGCCCTTAAGTCATATAGAGAAACAGGTGGGCAGATACCACAGAGATTCCAGGCTCCATATTATCAAAACATATTACAGCGTTTTGGTGGTGATTTTGAAGCTATGCTAGAAACATTTAAAAGAAGATCCGAAGAGCGTGGTAAGGTAGAGACTGTATTTGATATTGAGCTGGAAGCAGGTAATTTAGATGAGTTTGCGAATAGGGTGGGTATTAGTATCCAACAATCCTTAAAAGAAGCTCTAGAGAAGCGCAAAGAAACTTTAGGTAAAGCCAGAGTAGCTTATTTCAGGGAGCTGGGAGAAAGTGTATTTGGTAAGAAAAAAGGAATCGAAGAGGTTTTCTTCCAAAGAGTAACCCCAGCAATTACTGGCAAAGCTATATCGGCTATAGCTGATAAAACTAGAGACCTGAAAGACCTTTTGGAGGAATTACGAAGTAAATATATAGTGGATCTGGAGATCCCGGGATTACCTATGTTAGTAGAGGATTTGGAAAAGCTTTCAGAAGCCCATTCTGAATACGTTACTAAAGCTAGAACATTAGGGTTACCTGTATTAAAAGAAGGCGAAATAGGTCTACCGCCTGAAATGGCTGCAAAAATAAAGGTTAGAACCGGAATTAAAGATGAGATTGAAACTACTTTAGCAGACCTTATTCAAAAACAGAGTGAAACATTTGTAGAATCTATACGATACCCATTTACTGGGACTTTGAGTGTTCAGCCTCATAGAGCTAGATTATTAGAACAGTCTCTAGGTAAATATGGTGTAGCTGTTCCTGGTGCTCCGGGATTTGCTAGAGCTGGTCGCCCAGAAGAGCGCCGAGATATAGGCGACCTTGTTCGAGTAGTTAACACGCTGCGTGAGTTTATAGGGGTAACTCCTAGAGCTAAAAGGCAGTATTTACCGGAAGAAACATTAAGTCTGTTAGAACGAAGAGAAAGAGCTTGGGCAGAAGGAACAGAGATGGCTGCCGAAAAAGCTCGCCATCTGACGGAAGCTATAGAAAGGCTGTTAAAAATAGTAAATGCGGCCTCTCCATCATTCACTAATTTAGAGCAGAAACTAGATTTTGATGGTGATGCGTTATTTGTTCATACAGGACAACTAGAAGAGTCAAGAGCAGAAATAAAGAAACATTTTGAAGCTTTGGCCGACGATGTTACTGGAGTTAGGTCATTGTTTAGGTCTGTGTTTACCGCGGTGAAAGAAACCGATGTTGCTACTCTAGCCGAAATGGCAGTTATTTTTGGTAAAAAACATCCAGCCGAAAAAGGATTTGAATTTCTAACACAGCCGTACTTAAGAGAACAAGTTAAAAATTTAGATTTGAGCAAAGTGTTTGAATCGTTATTTACTTATACTACTGGTGCTGGTCAGTTAAAAGCAGGAACTGAGGAGTGGCAAAAGGCGGTTGGGGATTGGTCTAAAGATTTTGTAGTGAGAGAAATATTACCAGAAGTATTTACTCGATTAGGGGTCGATGAGCCTACCGCGGCTGCTTACAGAGGGAGAATAGGAGCTGCTCCTACCGCACTTCCGGAAGTGACTGAGACGACTACTGCTCTTGAGAGAAATATAAGTAAGTTAAGCGAAGATTTAGTGAGACGCCAGTTATGGGAAAAACGTTATGCTGATGCTATAACCGGGCAGTTATATAAATTGCATACAGGCCAAACTGTGGAAGGTATAAGCCGGATAGCTAGAATATCCGAACTTGAAACGGGTTTTGGGAGAGGATTAGCTGGAACAGGCAGAAGAGCTAGACCTGCTCCAGAATTTTTGCAGAGGTTTCCACAAGAAAGTGTTGCTTTAGGAGGCAGGCCGGTCCAAGAGTTTGCTACCCGCGTAAATGAAATAATGCGGTTTGTGATCCAAAAGGGGATGGATGTAAAACATGCGGGTGTTGAAGCAGTTGGGCAACAAATATTAGCTAATATAGGCAAACGAGGTGGAACAGAATTTATTAGAGAAGCGATGCTCGCTGCTAAAGACCAGTGGGATGAGTTACTTGATTTTAACGATCAGATAGCTAATGAAGTTAGATTGAGATTGGGTAAATTTTCTACTGATGAATTAATGCGAGAACTGCAGAGATTTGAGCCCGAAGTAGATATTAGTCAACTTACAGGGATTAGTAGAGAAGAAATTATACAACGCATAATAAAACATGTTGATGTAATAGCTACATTTGAAGAGCTTGGCAGACAAATACAGAGACAAGCGGTCGCTGGGTTGTCGAAACAGTTAGAAAGACAGATAGCGGAATTACCAACTGGTCCGAGAAAAGTGCGCTTACTAAGAGATGTACAAGCTGCTGGCGGTGTAGAACGATTCGCAGCCCAGCAGATAGCTAAGGAATATGCTTCTGAAACTGGAATCGCAATACAGAAGCATGTAACGACTAATCTACAACCACTATATAAGATGCGCACCAGTATGGAGACGTTAGCCACTGCTGCTTCTAGGACAGGTATAAAAATTGAACCGACCGCACTGACGTTGCCCGAAGCCGGAGCAGAAAAACTATCTAGAGATTTTGAGAATACGCAAAAAGCAGCTCACGCACTATCACAAGCTTTGTCGGAAACCGCTAGGGGCCCTCGAAGAGGTGTTCATGGACTACTTGTTACTAGTGCCATTGAACAGCGCTATAGAGAATTATCTGAATTAGAAAAATTGGGTAAGGAATCACAACAAGTAGTTGGTAAATTTGCTTTGCCGTTTACAGATGTTATAGAAGCTAATAAACTTGCTGTGAAAGTCTTCCAAGAGGCTGGAGCGATTACTGGCTTAGGTGGTGGTCGATTAGGACCTATCCCGCAGATGGAGAATCTTGAAGAATTTTTTAATAAATTAACAGAGACCCAAAAAATAGTGCGGGGTAGAGTTGCTGAAATTTCTAAATTGGCTGGATTGAAGCCTCTAGTCCCAGAAGAAGAAGCTCTGATAGGGCGGGAGACAATAGAAAAGTATGGTATAAGACCTTTTGAGGTTATAAAGGACGTTCTTACCAAAGAAGCTTTGACTAAAGGTGAAGAAATTGTTCCGGAAGAATTGGAAAATAGAGCTAGCGAACTAGCTACAGCAGCTCAAGAGGCAATAGCTTTTCAGGCTAGTGTTGTAGAGCAGTTGCGTAGAGTTACTGAAATAATAAAAACTATTCCCGAGCAAAGAAAATATTTGGAAGCAGCTTTTCCAGATGTTAAATTTGAAGAGGGAGCAACTCGAATTGCGACCGCGCAAATGGATGCGGTACAGAGATTTGATGACTACACAAAAGCTATCGAGAATTGGCACAAACAGACATTTCCTACTACTCGTACTAATGAATTGCGTGATGCTGTAAGGACTTTTAGAGTTCCCGCCACAACCGCAGGCGAAGAATTAAAGAAAACTACAGCTGCGGCAGCGGACGAGTTGACTACCGCTATAGATGAGTCTATTATAGCAAGAAAGCGGGACGCATTAAAATATTTGGAAGGACGTGCTGCTGGCCCGGCTGCTCCGGGGGAAGTGCCTCTGCACGAAATATTTAGAGCTAGTGCCGTGCATGCTGGAGGAGGTTATGGTGGTGGCACACAATTAGAAAGTATATTGCAGGAAATGTTGGGTGCTCCTAAAGGAGCCGAGTTTCTGCTTGAAGCTACTAGTCTACGTGGAACAGCACTACATAGACGTAAACAAAGAGAATTCTTAGCTAAATACCCAACAGCTGAGATAGAAAAGCCCATAGAAGACTTGGCAAATAGAATTACTGGACATATAGACGTTCTGTATGAAGAGGCGGGTCGAAAGATAGTTGCTGACGTCAAGACTGTTTATAGCACAGCTCAGTTTAAAAGGCTGGAAGAAATTGCAGATGAAGTACAAGAACGTAATATAACCATACAACAAAAACTCGATGAACTTAAAGCTCAGGAACCTACCTCACAACTAGAAAAGAATGTTATTAGGCGATTAGAGGAGTATATTAGTCAGGTTAACATATATTTGAGTGGAGTAGAGGATGCCGTAGGAGAGTTAGTCGTAGTTAGCACTTTTGATCCTAAGAGAGAAGTTACAATCCCTATTGGTGAATTTGATCCTACAAGATTCAAAAGAGACTTAGCTATTATACAGGAAGGCAGAACCAGAGTAACTAAATTATTAGCTTTGATACAATCTGGTCAGGTTATACCCAAAGAATTATTTGCGGATGTGCCTAAGATATATGATTATGTTTCCAAAGAATTAGAAAAACTTGGCCCGGAAGAATTTCTAAGAAAATTGCCTACACGCCCTATTGGAGAAGTGCAGAGATCATCTAAAGAGATAATAGATAGACTAACGGAAGAGCAGGATCGTTTATTCGATAAAATAAGTAGGGAATATCTAGGTATATATCAATCTTTAGGAGGACCTGGAGTCGCAGAAAGGCCACTTAGATTGATGTTTGCGGCTGGTGCTGGAGCTGCCGCTCCGCCCCCACCACCACCGCCCCCTGGCGGCGCTGGAGGAGGCCCGGGCGATGGGTTTGATGATGAGGAACTTAGAAAACGCATTCAGGAAATTCTCGCTAGAATAGAAAGAGGTATAAAGCCAGAAGTTCCAGATATATATAAGTTAATTCAAACTTTGGACGAGGCCCTTGAAGGTATATTAGCTGCTAGAGAAAGAGGGGATACGCTTCTTGCAGGTGCTCTTGAAGATTTAGTTAATAATATTCGAGCCGCTATACAGCGTATAGGAGCTAGCGAAGAGTCTTATAGAGAAATCTATCAATTGTACCAGAAATTGAATGAAGCTAGAAGAACAGGTGCTGCTGAAACTGGGTTTGCTAGACTACGAATGCCGGATATAGAAAGAATAGACCCCGATACTCCTGAAGCTCTCCATAAAAATTTGAGAGCCTTGTATGAAGCAGCGCTGCGTGTACATAGATTAGCTAGTGATGAGGAGATACAAAAATTTGGACCCGAAATAGCCTCACTTTTAAGCGAGGCAGCTGAAAAAGGTCCAGTTGCTGATATTACTGGACAGATCAGTGATGCCATAACTCAACTTCCTCCGGAAAAAAGAGGAGGGATGCGAAGAATTTGGATGCATTATAAAAGCTCTGTAAGTGAATACTTCTTAAAGAGATTAGACGCTCTTAAAGAGGAAATAGAAAAGGAGGCTGGTACGCCCGCAGGTAGGCGAGCGCTTATAGAGTACGAGCAAACAGTTGAGAGATTCTTAGCTAACATTAGGGGAACACTTGGTAGATTAAGTGATATATACACACAGATAGGACCAAGTGGTAAAAAAACTGCATTTGTAGATCCAGAACTAGCAAGGTTGACAGGTATTTATAGAACGCCAGCTCAATTGGAAGAGCTGGTTACCCAGACCACGCCCTTACGTGGTGAATTGAAGCCTATTATAGATATATTAGTGGGGGATTTAGATCCTACTCAATTAGATCAAATAGCTAGTCCGTTGCAGAAAGTTCAAGCCGCCTTCAGATTATTGGCAAAAGAGGATCCTAATCTTAAAGCTATATTAGAAGATGCTGACCAATTTAGGCGAATTGGAGATCAAGCTTTGGAAGCTTGGGATTTCGCTGCATTAACCAAGGGAATAACTGAATTAAGGGCGGCTTTGCAGGCTTATAATAGGTTGCAGATCGGAGCTTTCGGCGGAGGAACAGATTATACTGAACCTATTCGTAAAAATGTAGAAGATACTATTAAATTATTAAGACAAATCGAAACAATGTTTGCTCCTGGAGGAGTGGAAGCTTCGCCACTGGGATTAGCAGGAGTACCTTCGTTCTTAGATCCTCAAACACAAGAACTTCTTCACCGAAGAAATATAGCCCAAGTACAAAAATATTTTGAGACTCCAGAGGCTGCTGGTGGTCCTGGAAGAGGCCGGGCTTTCACTTATAGATATAAGATAGTAGATCCTGCAACAAAACAAACTTTGTCTAGTTTAGCAGAGGAGTTTAAAAAGATAGGAGAAACTAGCTCGAAAAGTGGAGACCAAATAGGGATATTTACACAAAGGACGGAAGATTTAATAAAATCTTTTCAATCTAGACGAGGATTAGGGCAAGCTTTTGGTAGGGTTATACGATGGGGATTGGCTAGTAGATCCGTTTATGGATTTATAAATGCTTTGCAGGGCATGGTCAATACTATTGCGGATGTGGAATCTGGTATAGCAATATTACGCCAGGTTATGAGCCCATTACAAACCGATTTCCAACTATTGACTGATCAAGCATTAGATTTTGCGAAACAGTTTGGTATACCTATTCGACAAGTAATTGATGCTATGAGAGTATTTGCGCAGCAAGGTTTGGCGCAAGCTGAAGTTATTGATAGAACTAGAACTTCTATGCTGGCCGCAAATACCACTACTTTGACCGCTACTGATGCTACCGAGGCTATTACTGCTGCTACTAGAGTATATGCAAAGGAAGGAGAATCCACAGTAAGATTCTTAGATGCGTGGACTGAGGTTGAAGCTAGGCATGCTATTACATCGGGCGATTTAGCTAATGCTTTAAAGAAAGCTGCCGCAGTGGCTAAGACTTCCGGAGTCACGTTTGACGAGTTCAATGCCATTGTAACAGGAATTGGTGAGACTACACGTCAAACTGGTAAGGAAATTGGTACATCTTTGCGATTTATATTTAGACGTATACAAGCTGAGAAAGGCCCTAAGGAGCTCGCTAAGATTGGAATACCTGTTATAGCCGAAACTGGCGAACTTAGAAGTGCTTTTGATATATTTCAAGATTTGGCAGTAGTGTGGACTGATCTAACTAATGCCCAGAGATTAAGTATAGCTACAGCTATTGGTGGTCGAAGGCATTTTAATAGTTTGATTGTTTTAATGGATCATTGGAATGATGTTCTTACAACTCTTAATGATAGTTTGAACTCGAAAGGCGCTGCTGAACGGCGTAATCAGATAGTGATGGATACATACGCTAAGAAGTTGCAGCAGGTCAGGGGAGCTCTCGCTGAGTTACAGGTCCAGTTTGGAAGATTCGCACTACCGGTAGCTAAAGGGTTGTTAACCGGTTTGAGAACCATATTAGAAACTTTAGCTAATATACCTAATAGTATAAAGATTGCTGCAGTAGCCTTCGCTGGATTATTTGCTATAATAGCTAAGGGACAGACATTAGTAACAGGCATAATAGATAGGATAAGAGGGTTTACTAATGTATTTGGTGATTTTGGTGCACAGTTTGCAAAACAATTCAAGATAGGTATATTTGAAATATTTGGTAAGTTACCTAGAGCTCTTGATAATATAGACACAACTGGTTTATCTACAATAACTGAAGTAGGCAAGGGTATTCAGGATTTTGAATCTGTATTGGGTAAAGCCGGGTATGCGATAGCTCAATTTGGGCGTGGTTGGAACTCGGTTATGTCCGAGATAGCTTATACTGGTACAGCTACTACTGAAACATTGTCAAAGGCATTTGGAAAATTGGGTGGTGGTTTAGCTACACTAGGACTTAGAACGGCTGTTAGATCTCCAGTATTAGGTGGGATAATAACCACATTGGCAACTGGATCTAAACAAGCTGAAAAAGGATTGGCCAAATTAGCTGAACTCTTTGGTATACCAGCTGAAGCTCTTGCTAGATGGAGCCAAGAAAATGCTAGTTTTGTTAAATCTATAGGTCCACTGGCTGGATCGATAGCCGCATTGATACCTATATCTGGTAAAACAGGAGATGCTCTTAAGAGACTCGCATTATCAGCGGATGATTATGAAAAATCTTTGTCCGGGTTAAGGAGATTAAGGAGTAGTGAATTAGCCGATATAAATTCTCTAGCTACTAGTTATGATAGATTGCAAGGCAGTATAGATGCGGCCAACAAAGCTAGGGATCCTGAAGCTATGGAGAGGGCTATACGTAGAGAAGAGTATGTGAGTCCTGTATTAGCTGCAGGAAGAGCTTATGATCAGTCCAGGGATTTGGGCAATCAGTTGGCAGCGGTTAATCTTTCGTTAATAGATAGTTTCGATAAATTTGGCAATGCTGTCGTTAAGCCAACTGCAAATTTGAAAAAATATTTCACGGTTATGCGGGAAGCCAAAATCCGAGCGATAGCGGAGACAGAAGTTAAAGCGCTAGAGAAATTTGCAGAAGAATTGACAAATGCTGGAAGTGCATCGGCTAAGTTTAGGTCTGAATTGCGCAAATTTGTTAAAGAAATTCCTGGTATCGGGCCCGTCATTGCTAAACAAATAAAAGTTTCGCCGGCTCAGGAACTAAGAGAAGCAGTATCCGATGTAAATAAGATATTAGCTGCTAGGGAGAATTTTCCTTTAAGCACTGCCTTTGATGAATTGTTCAAAGAATATAATCAGAGATTAAAGGATGCGAGGGAAAGATTCAGAGGATTCTATAGTGATTTTAGGCGAATACTGGGCGGCCTTGAGACTAGAGGATTGGGAGCAGCTCAGATAAGAGGTCTATTAGATCGGGAAGATTTACAACCTGCATTTGAGTTGATGGTAGAGTTCGAAGGTCGATTGAAGAGGCTTAGAGATCAAGGTAGGATAAATTGGAAAGACATTTTAGGTATAGAGATACTAAAGAGAATAGAGCCAGATGTAAGTTTTGATTATGCGGCTGAGCTAACGAAAGAATTATTTAGAGAAGCTGGTATTCTTCAGAGAACCAAAAAAGCCTTCGTAGGAGATATTGTTTTATTCTCTGACGAAATAGATACACAATTTGATATCGCTGGTAGGCAGGGTATCCTAAAATATAGAGATGGTTTAGGAATTTTTGTAGAGGCTATAGATAGAGAACTTCGAACTGTTAAAGAAATTCCTTTTGAATCTGTACGTCGATTCGTAGAATCTATTTTTCCAGCTACTAAAATAGCTGATCAACTTACGGAAAATCTTGACATACTAAGAGAGCAGTTGGTAGGGGCTGCGGCTGGTATAGTAGCCATAGGTGATAAAGAGTTTAGAAGGGAATTTGGTTTAGGGGCTAGATTCTTCGAACAAATACCTACTGAAACCTTAATTCAAACTCCTATAGGTTATAATTTGCCAGGAAGAGGTGGTCCCGGAGGAATAGGTAGAGTACCATTTCAGGCTAATCTTTTAGGAATAGGTTTTAGAGATATTATTCGAGAATATTTAGTAAAGCCGGAAGAAGAATTAAAACAGTTTGTGGAAGAAGCACGACGTAGACTAGAGGCCGATAAGGGATTTACTAAAGGATTGGAGGAAGAGATAACTAGATTTGCTACTATTATAAAGAATAATCAAGTAGTAGCACAGTTTGCGTCTATTTATGTGGATTTGAATAAATCTTTATCTGAATCGAACCGAGTATTGAAAGAAAATATATCTGTTGAGCAGGCTAGGAATGAGGCGTTGCGGGAGACTGCAGGTTTATTAAGAGATATACCGGAAGCATTTACCGATTTGAATCTGGGAATTAGGGACTTTTTCGAGTTGACTGCACAACAAAGGCAATTAGTGGTAGAACGAGCGCGTCCTCCTGAGCAAAGGACATTTACTAGACTTAGAGGAGAGATAGTTGCGGAAGAGCTTCGAAGACAAACGCTTGCTGATCAATTAGAGCAGGTACTTCGTGCAAGAACTCAAGTAGGTATAATAGCGGAGCAAGCTCGAGCTACGGGTATAGTTGTGCCTAGAGAGGATCTTCAAAGCATAACTGAATCTGTAATAAAGGGAATATCGCCTGGTGAACGAGAACAGATAAAGTTGCAAGAAAGTATTAAAGAAAATACTTCTAATACAGTGGAAAGTTTACATGATATGTTAGCAGCTTTAGGAGACCCTAAAGGTCAAGCTGTTACATTACGAAATGCTGAGAAATTGGGTCAGTCATTGGCTACGGGCATTGATTTGTTGAAATCTCCTCGAACTAGAGATAGATTTAGAGGTGTGTTGGGAACTACAGAGATATCTGAGAATATAAAAAGAGGTTTTGATAATTTAATTAAATTGAGAAATTTGGCAGAAAAGCGTGGCAACAACGAAACTGTAAGATCTATTGATACAATTATAACTGAGCAATCTAGGGAGTTAGTAGGTGCAGTTGGTGTTCGAAGAGCACGCCGAATAGTTGAAGGGGAAATTCCCACACTTCCTTCACCTCAGAGATTTATTAGAGAAGCTCTTACACTTAGAGAACCTATTAGTTATTTACCTGGACAATTTAATTTTGAACAACTTATTAGCAGAGCATTCGGTGAATATGGTATAAGAGAAGTGATCCAGGAGTTAGAAAAAGCGGCTGGTCCTACCCCTGAAGAACTTAAGCGGGGGGAAATAATAAGAGCATATAGAACAGCACCTAGACCACGATTTGGTTATGAGCCTGGTCTGGCGCCCCCAGATATTAGATATCAGCGGTTGACTGGATCTAGCCAGTTCAGAAATGTAACGAAATTACTTAATGAGCAGAATAAGATAAGTGTTGCTAGCTCTAAAACTTTGAGCCAACTATTTGCCGCTTATGGTGGCTTTAATGAGATATTCAGACAGGCTGCGAAAAGAGAGCAGCGTGGTTATGATGTACAGGTAAAGCAATTAAGAGAACAGCAGAAAGGAGTGGTTGTTCGATTTAGAGCTGGGGAAATAGGTCAAGAAGAGTTCAGAACTCAGATGAGAGACATCGCAAGGCAAATAAGTGAAGCAGTGAGGGCTAGAGAGGAAGCGGGACGAACGGCACAACAACGGGCTACGAGAGAAGCAGTAGGGTTAATAGCTTCCGCGACAACTACGTTTGCTAGATCGGCTGGATTTAGTGAAAAAGCATTAAACAATTTGGGTAAATCAGCAGCCGCAAGTGTTATTGCTTGGCAAGCATGGTCTGCCTTGACGGGAGAGGAATTGCCGGAGGCTGTCAAAAGAGCAACTAATGCGTTGAATGAATATGCCGCTACTGGCGGCAGCCCAGCTTCAAAGCTTAGGGTAAGAGCAGCAGCCAAAGCGGTAGAAAAATTAGAAAAAAATCAAAAAGACCTACTTAATGCTGAAGAAAAAGATAAAATTAGACGTGCCAAAGATTTAAAACTTTCTGAGGAAGATCTACGAAGGGGTAATGAGGCATTAAAGGCTGTTAAAGAAGGCGACCTGAAAAAACTTAATGAAAGCGAAAAGTTATCAAATATTAATCGAGATCAATTAACTACTTTGTTAGCTATAGAAGAGAATACTAGGAAATCTTCTGAAGCTGCTGCTGAAGGGAAGGACGCTACTGAAGGCGCTGCAAAAGACACTGCGCAGGAGATGGAAAAGCCTATAGAATCCATGACTCAAAGCTTGCGAGGTAAGTTGGATGAAATTAAACAGGAAAGATTGATGGGAGGAGGCGATGTTGCTGCTAGATTAAAAGACTTGTTTGCTGCTGCCACAGTAGTTACTGCGGCTGGTTATTTGGGAGAAAAAACTAGGTTACCAGCTGAGCTAGGTGAGGCTAGAAGAAGAGCCGAAAGATTAAATGAATCATTTGCTAAATTAGCTCAAGCATTTCCAAAAGAAGTGGAGGCGGCTATTAAACAATTGAGAGAGCGCAGAGAGGCTGCTTTGGCTAGAGGTGGAGCTACTTTAACTGAACAGCGCACTAGATTATTGGATGTTGCTCGAGCAGAACAAGAGTTTTTAGACAGACTCTCGGAGATGGCTGAATCCATAGGTATTTCTTTGGATGATGTGAGTACCATAATTGAAAGTAAGAAAGATAAATTATATGTCATAGGAGAATTAAGCTCCATTATATCTAAATCTATAGATAATTTGATAAGAGATGTATCTGTATCTATTAATAATCGGAGAATCGAGCAACAATTTAGATTAGGTTTAACTGGAGAACTTCGTGGATTACCAACCTTTGAAGAATTTCAAATAGGTAAATTACCACATGAGTTGAGTCCTACTGAACGGTTGTTAAAAGAAGGTGGAACCACTTATCGTCAGTTATATGATTCATTTAACATTTTGCAAGATATACGAGAACGCTTAATAGGAGCTTTACAGGAGAATGCTCAGAGGCTAGTAGCTTCTCAAGTAGGATTTACTGTCGGGACGATGGGAGCCAAGCGTACTATAGAGGACACTACAAGAGAATTAGAAAAAGAGGGATTGTTAGGATTGACGAAAGAAGATCCTACTAAAATATTTACCCTTATGCGAAAAGAACAAAGAAAGATTCCTCTTTTTAGAGAAGTCGCCAGGAGATCCCAGGAGCAATTTCTAAGCTTGCCTGAAGACATGCAGAAAGCCCAAAGAGTGGGGCATACTGAAGCTTTGGCCGCAATTAATAGACAGATAAGAGAATCTAGAAAATTTATAGAGGAATATACTAAAGTTTTGAGTGTAGTGGATGTTGGCAAAGCTCTAAAGGAACAAAGAGAGAAATTAGCGCGCTTCAGAGAAATAGGAAAACAAATCACAGAGCAATGGCGAAAGGGATTAATTGATCCTGACATATATGCAAAAACTATACCTAAGATAAATAAGAGTGTAATTGAAGCTAGAGAAGCGATAAGTGGGTTTGAAGAACTTGGTCCTCCTAGTGACTTTAGGAAAGCCATAGCTGATCTAATTGACAGAACTGCTATAGCATCGGAGCAATTACGGATAGAAGCTGAAAATCATGAGCATTTGGCTAGAGCTGCCCAAGAAGTGAATGTCCTGATGTCAGATTTAGCTCAAGTATTTGAAGTAGGACTAAATATAGAAAGAGTCATTGGTGAATTTGAGCAATTAAAATTTAATTTGCGTGTGGATGATTTACACAGAGAATTTGCTAATTTAGCTGATGATATTCTTAGTAGATTAAGAGGGGGTACTCACCCACTGGCTCCTCAATTTCCTACGTTCGCAGCTGTTCAAGCTGGAGTACCACCAGAGCAATTATTCAGGATGACACGAGCTCAGCAGAGAATAGCTGAAATCCAATTTACTCAAGGACGACAACCTACTATAGCTGAACTTCAACAGATAAGGTTTGAGGAACATATTGGTGAGCTGAGATTAAAGCAAACGAGAGAAGATGAAAAATTAAGACAACAATTTCAGGCTGTAGTATCTCTAGATAGACAAATACAGATGGAACGCCTTAGGGCGGTCAATATTGAAGATCCTAGGGTTAGAGAATCCTTGTTGTCATCTTATAGTGAATTCAGAGGTCAATTAAGAGCTGCGCTGGAAGAAGCCTCCCAGATAGTAAGGGAAGTAGAGCCAGGAATTCTAGAACGTCGAGGAATCGATTTTGATGCATTGTTTGAAAAGTTGAAAGAATTAAGAGTAGAGTTGCCAGAAGGAATAGCCGAACGATTTGATCCTCAACGAGTAATAAGAGAACTTGCTCTAGGGGAACAAGCTCCAGTTGTGGGTGCTATAGAAGAATCTAATGCCATTTTGCGCAGTATCGAAACTAATACCCGAGGGCTGACTGAAAGATTGGTACCTGGGTTCTTAAGAGAGGAGCGTAGGAAGAGAGCTATAGCTACTGCAGAGAGTTTCGTAGCTGGTGTGAGGGGAGAAGCTCAGACTGGAGGAACCATAACTGGTCCTGGTGGCCCTAGAGAAGATAAAGTGCCGATATTAGCTAGTCCAGGCGAATATATAATTAGAGCATCATCAGCGAATAAATTAGGTAAACAAACTCTTGATTATATGAATACTACTGGTACATTACCCAGTGGAAGAAGAGATCCCGCTGATATAGTGAGGGAAGTTGAAAGAGAGCTTGGATATGAGCCTACCAGAGAGCAGAGAATGAGAGCTCTAAGGGCCCAAGGAGAGATAATCTTCGGTAAATCTAAAGAGGAGCTTGACTTACTATTTGGTAAGGGTATGGGTGGTAAGATACCTTATAGATATGTTAATGGAGGCCCTACTATTGAAGCTTATGAAGAAATGTTAGCTAAAAGGGATCCAATAATATACAATATATTAAAATATAAAGACCCAGGTGAGATAAGAAAGCCTCGGGGAGAATTCAAAGTTGGCAGCAAGTATTTTTCTTTGGATCAAATTCATGAAGATATAGGAGAAGCACTTATACCATTCCATGGCACTACTATTGGCATGACCGAAGGACAGAAATCAGAGTATCTTTTAAATCAAACCGCTAAAATAGCTGATTATTTAATCGGATTAGGGCCTGCTAGCGCTGAGAGACTGGCACTTAAGAGGTTTACATCGACTTTATACAAAGATTCTGTGGAGTCTGTATTAAGACGGGGGCCTAGTGCAACTAAACGATTCGATAAACTAGTCAGTAAAGAGGCTACTAAGTCTTTGGCCAATTATTTGCGGCCGAGTGGTAAGATTTCTAAGGCGGCCCCAGCCATAGCTGATTTGACAGAATCTCCTTTAACGATTAGGAGAATTTTAGAAGAAGGTACAGCAATTAGACCTGATATAGGGATTGGAGAGTTGCGCCAACATGTAGATAAATTGTCACGAAGATTTCCTACCATGAAGGAGTATAATTTTTATTTTGATGAGTTGATATCTACCATCGGAAAAGGAAAAACTGCACAAAGATTTATGAGTGTAGCTGATCTCAGAAAGGCTAAATTACAATTATCACAGCTAGCAGCAGGTACTAAGTTACATCCCGTGACATCTCGCCGAATCGGAGATATAATTTTTTCTAGAAAGCCTTTTTCAAAGCAAACGATAGGGTCGGATGCAGTAAGATATTCTGTTGGCCAATTTATACCAGGCGCTAGGGTACCGGATCCAAAACAGATAAAAAATATATTAAGATTGAGTACTATGGATGATTCGATGGCTGAATTGGCTAAAAATATTAGGCATGAAGTTAAACATAATGCGGATTATGAGTTGCGCGTTTTGGCGGCATTTGCTAAAAAAATTGGGGTAGAAGATCCTTTATTAAAACAGCATGTAGACACACTTAAGGATATTGAATTTGCTCTTGGACTAGTAAGGAAAGGAAAGATATCTGAGAGAATATTTCCTAGATCAGGCGGTATGCTTAATCCGATGGAAGCTTACGCAACAGCTTTAGAAAAGCCAGTTTCCCGACTCCCATTAGAAAGACGAACTGTAGCGAAATTATTACAACAACGCGCAAGATTACAAAAAGAGTCAGATGCTGCACTAGAAACTTTAGGCAAAACTCCTACAAGGGCCAAATTAGCTAATCATCCTATGTTTGAATCTTTCAGACATAAATTTGGTGAGGCAGAAAATGCGTACCGTCGTCAATTCAAAAGTGCAGCGGACGTAGGAATATTTTTTGGGGAAGGCTTAAGAGGAGGAGGGCGAATTTTCCGTAAATACCCATTGGGTGGACTGATTCCCTATTACCAAGATGGCGGAAAAACTATAGCTGAGCAGATTAACTTCGGAGATCCTACACTAGAAAAAATGATTGAGTTCATTAAGGGGTTATTTAGAAGAAAGCCTTCCGCAGAATCTGAGGAACTTAAAAGGATAAAAGAAATAGATAGAGCTATTATGGAAGGAAGAGGTTCCGGCGGAAGAATCTATAAATATCAACAAGGTACTCCATATGTTCCTGTTGATCAGATGGCTATGGTACACAGGGGAGAAGCGATTATACCGGCTCAATATAATATAGGTGGTTTGGTTAAAAGGCACTACCAAGCAGGAGGCGCAGTTAGCCCATCTAGAGTACTTCAAGGAATAGAATCAGCTGCCGAAAAATTTGGGGAAGCTGTAGTTAGAAAATTAGAAGACGCTACTATTAACTTCAATATACCTACAGAGGATCAATTACCGGAACTTAAAATTGATACAAGTAATTTAGAAGGAGTGTTAGAGGGATTTAGTGTTGGTGCAGCTGGTATAAGTAAGATAGACCAGTTTATTGAGTCTACTACTGAAAAATTAGACAGGCTGGAAGAGCAAACTGTAACCAATTCTGAAGAGATAAAAATGGTAGAGACTAAAGCTTCCGAGATGGAAGGATTAGAAAGAGAATTGAGGATAGCTAAAGAACAATTGGAAATGGCTTATTTAGAGACACAAAGATCCACCGATTTCGTTGAGGATAGATCTTATGTAAATGCCACAATCAATGAATCTATCAGTGATTTGAAATCCATGGATATTACACCTATAAGATCTAGAATCACCAGCTTGGAATTAAGTATTAGTAATTTGAATAGAGAATTGGAAGATCAACGCGTAATAATTTTGTCTAATATTAGTAGATTGGATCTTAGAGGATAATAATGGTAAGACCTGTTAGAGACAATATATTTTATGAGTGGGATGGACTTGCTGAACATTGGATAAGCAGGTGGGATAGTTTTGATGAGGATTTTCCTAGCATTCCATATAAAGCTATCGATGTTGCAGGTGGAGTTAATCCAGTAGCGACGTGGATATTGGAAGATATATTTGGGTTGGAGGTGGCGAGCTCATTACCTCCTCAGAATGAACTACTCAACACTTTACCTGGGTATGACATTAATAATCGAGATGCTTATCAAATGGTGCAATTATCATTGGCTACTCATATAGCAGACACTACTCCTAAATTGTTTGAATGCCATATGAATGAGTTGGGCAGAGTTCAATACTATGACATAGGCCATGAAAGCGCAGATTTAGATATATTATATGAGATTCCTACTAGCACAACCGTTAAGCCTGTAGATATTATAATGATTACTGGATATGATTCTCCTCCTCAAAGACTTCCTAAGGGAACCGGAGGAGTAGGAAGTGAAGATCCTTATAATCTATTAACATTTGCTAATGGTAAAAATTATGCTAATATAGCTGGAGACGTGGTTTATGAAGACCCAGATGCAGATGCTTATGCGTATCCGATTATCACAGCATGGGGAGATATATTAGGTCCTGAGCAATGCGCTTATTATAAAGAGGGATATATTGAGTATGGAGACCCCCATTTTGATCAAGAGCAGTATTTAGTAGAAGAAGCTGCGCTTTATAATCCTAAAAACTATGAGAATGATCCACTATATATTTATAAAATATGGATACCATGGTTTAAACCGGGTAGTACCCAAGTAAGTTTTACAGATACGAGTCCTCGATTTGTTGAATTATCGGATATGGGAAAGCTACAAACTAGACGATGGATGACGAATTTGCAATATGTGTCCGAGTATTGCAGGACTGGGGAAGCAGCAGCTGAGGGAGTGGGGGCACATTTACCTAGAAGTGAAGAGCTAAAATTTCTAGGTGTGAAAGATGTGTTTATTTATGGATTCAAGATTAAAGGCATGGTGCCAGATTTTTATAATGATGGGAATGATAGGGTATCTACTGACTGGGACTTCCGAGTAGATGTGGATTCGACTTTAGCTGAACCGTTTAGATTGTCTAGAGGAGAGGATTATATTGTAGTTCCTGACGAAAATCCTCCTGGTGGATACAGGATTATATTTTCTTGTAATATTCATGAGAATTATATAGATAATTTTGGCGGGGATATGGAAAACCCAGACCTGCAAGTTAAAATACGAATAGCTACTACCAGTATAATGGCTAAAGTAGGTGATACCGAACGGTTGATTATGCATCCCAAGGGGCATGGGCGCTTGAATTATAGTCCCGATGATTTAACTGATGTTCGTGGTTTTTTAAGAGACGGTGTTACCGAAGTAAGTGCGGATACTAATTATTCAGACGATGATGGGGAAACTTTTACTATTTATCCTATTGGTATGGGACAGTCTGGATATATTGTTAAAAACTTAATAGTTGTTTATGATTGGAATAATCCATGTATAAAATTTTATGATGAGGATAATCAAGTAACAGCTACAAATTTACAGGAAGTAGAGCTCGGATTTTTTCCAATAATAACTGTGGATTATCCTCCTCCAATAGCAGTTAATGCAGGCGGCAGTACTAGATTATTAGATCAAAGCCAAGCCATACCAGATTTAGACGCGTCGACTGTAGAAGATCTTAATAACAACGACTATGCTAGAGCCTTTGCTTCTTTAGAGACGGGGGACGTAAGAATAAATTTACCTTTTTTAGACGAATTTCAGGTACAGACAGCCGCTACTTTCTTAAGAACTTTAATAGGAGATGGGGGACCTCAAATAACTAAAACCATAGTGTGCTCTCCAGACTCGGAGCCTGTATTGGGAGCGAGAGTGGATAATGACTTAGTGATAAATTCAATATCATATAATTATCAAGATAGTAGTCAATATACCATATCAATTGAAGCAGGACCTATTTGGTTGGGTATGTCTGGTTGGGAAACGTCCGTATATCAGGCTAAAACCGAAAGGTTAACTTTAGAAGGTTTAGTTGTGGGTGTCTATGATAATAATCATAAATGCCAGGTGCAATTAAACCAATTAGGACTAATGGATTGCGTTAATAATAGCAGAGAAATCTTACACAAAGGAGACAGGGTTTCAGTACAAGTGTTTAATAACCCACAGGCGCTGTAATAATGGCAACAATAAAGAAACAAAAAATAAGGGCTATTATAAGTATAGCAGGAATAGGTGATATAACAACTCCTAATGTGGTATCATTTACTGTTAATAGAGCTAGGACTCAAATGTCTGCTAACTTTAATGCTAGTGTGAAAATACTCTATTCAGATCTAAGAACTGTAACTGATGCTGTCGTTACTATTAGAGCTGGCTTAGAGGGGGAAGAAAAGCCCATTTTTACTGGTTTGATAGAGAGATCTACAATAAACCCGATACGAACCGATGTATCTAAAGTAATGCTTAATATATCCGGCAGGGATAAGTTGTCGATATTGGAAGGGCAGAATATAGATAGAAGATTAAAAACATGGAAGGACGGTGTTAATCCGCCCGAGCGATGGGGAGTTGTTACAGGTATAGTTAAACCGGCGAGTACAGCAAGAGAGAAATTTAGAGATAGAATCATAGATTATGAGCCGAAAGCCGCTACAGATATAGTAACTGTTCCTCTGGAAGTTACTCCGGATGCATTTAAAGGCATTCACCCTTTAGGTCAGCAAGAAGAACCGAAGGCCTCGAGCGCGCTGGAAATAACTAAAGTTAACACTACGGAGGACTAATAAGTATGGCTCTAGTTGGAAATATTGATATAGATAGTGAAAATATAGTGGAGTTTACTATAGGAGTAGGAGACACGATAAAGATATGCGCCCCAGCTCCCTATCTACCAGCTATTGATCCTCCAGAAGCAGAAGCTGAGGGAGGATTTAAACATTTAAATGGGTTTACTTTATTACGGCCTGAACTCGGAGATTTTGAAGGAAATCCACCGGGAAACCGATGTGTTTATTACAAACATAAGAAAAGTGGTCAACAAATAATTCAATATAATTCGACCGGAATTTATGACATGACTTTTTACGCGGTTTTAGAAGGGATTACGGTGCATGATCATGCGAGTGTGGCGCAAGGCGGCCCCGCATTTGCGACTTATTATACAGAGATAGCAGATAATAGAGAACAAGAGGGAGGATAATATGCCGTCAAATTGTGAGTGCCATATAGCAGCAGAATTCCCTATACTTGGTAACTTAGGCATAATATCTGCTAACTTACGGACCAACAGAGAGGTGAGTGTAAGTGATGTCGGAATAGTTCTTATAGGGCCTACTACTGGAGATTTAGCTATCACAGCTTATGCACCATTGACAGTGAGTTTAGACTGCCCAGGTCGAGCAGGAGTCAGTTATAATTGGGATAGAAGAATAGAATGTCTTGAGAATGGAGAGATAGTAGTTCATTTTGTTCCTCGGGGTGGGGGAAGATCATATAGAGAAGGCGATGTAGATAATACGATAACTATGACACAGGCTGGCGAAACATATAAAACTTTTAGTGCTTCAGCGGCTAGTGGTCCTACTACTCCATATTTGTATTTAGATCATAGAGATGGATATGATTTTAGATATACTGGGGTACCAATAACGATAAGTCCAGATGATGGTAATAGTGTTAAAAGTGTTACTATATTCAATGGAATTTTACCCGCTGGATCTGAGCTCTATTTACAAAGTTTTAGTTGGGAGTATTCACCACCTAATGTTCCCACGGTATCTTACTCATTTTTATTTTCTAACCCTAATATATAAAGGAGACGTGGTATAAATGGCAAATTTGACTGGACCGAAACACACAGTTTATTCATATAAACTTCGAACTGGGGGATTAACTCCTATAGGTCCTTCTAGTTTCTTTATACAGTCTTTTGGAGTTGATGTTAATGAGATTAATATCTATCCGAGTACGGAGGGACTTCCGGATTCAGACGAAGATTTTACAGGTGCGGCTGTTGATGGGGAATATATATCTGCTAATTTTCAAAGATTACCTTTTGTAACCACCGGAGGTCAGCAAATTTTCAGTGGTCAAACTGTTGGTAGAACCCAGTTTGATGAAAGCAGAGAAGACGAATTTTTAAATAGGTATTAAGGAGGATATGTTCATGGTAGAGTTTTCCGAATGCTCATCACTTTCACTAAATTATGACGCTACGGGTAAAGTTACCGCATCGTTAGGTGTTTTGAGAGACGATAGTGGCGAAATAGATTATGATAACTACACAGATCCTCGTTGGGGAGGGGAAGATTTTGATTTGATTATAATGGCCGCTTCACAGCGCCCGATCATCGGGGGAACCTGGCACGAATGGAGTTTATCGATGGAAGGGGTCACTACTTAAGGAGGGCTAAATATGGCTTGCTGTGGAAAATCTTCTAGAAGAAAATATGTACAAGACCCAATGGGCGGGTATAAATATTTGAAAGCTCATCAAATAAAAGCTAGACTAGAAGTCTATAAACGACGTAATTGTGGTGGGTGTGATAAAAGATATGCCTGTGATTACGCGATGTTTTTAGGTTGTAAAGGAAAAGCGCCTCAATTGGCGTAAAGGAGGATAAAAAATGGCAGTCGTGATCGGAAGTGCTACTACTGTCGTAGTTGGTGGTGTTACGGATGGCTTTCAGTCGGTAAGTTGGAATGTAAACCGACAACCTACTAGATTATGGCAGCTAGGTAGTTGGGACCCATACAATACACAGGTAGGAAAAACTATAACTGCGAGTATAACCACGTATGCAGGCGTATTGCCTACAGTCACACTGGCTCCGGCTAATAGTTGTGCTGATAGTACCGCGGTAAAAGATATAACTATTGATGCTCAGGCGTGTAGTGGCCCAGTAATAAGTCTTGGATATACTATGTATATAACGAGCTATTCCTACTCTAAAGGCGACCCTGTGGGATTTGCCACGGAATCATGGTCTTTTCAATTTTGGGAAGATTCGGAAGTAGGGGACTACCCATCTAGTAGTAGTATGATTCCAATACCAGACCCATCCTCTGTTATACAAGGCATAGCGGAGGGCAGTAGATCTGGTGACGTAGGAAATGGTAGCACTGATTTGGGTATTAGATTCGTAGATGATCCTGGGGCTGCTCCTGCTGACAATTATCATATAGTTGTAGGTACGCAGGGGAGTGTGTCTGCTGGATTTCCGGGAGTGGGTAATGCAGATATAGTACAGATAGGACTTGTTGATAGAATAGGGGGTGGTTTATTACAAGCCGGTGGGGAGATTGGTCAGTCGAATGCTACGATTCCACACCAACCACTATATTACGGGTAAGGAGTAATTATGGAATTTAGAATCTCAGAAAAATATAGATTGGAAATACATTGGAAAGAAGTTATATATGAACAAGAAGGGTTGGCTAAATTAGAGGGATGTTATTTTAGCGGACCAGTTCTAAAAGAAGTAGAGGATATAAAACAACAGGATCATATACAAATGGATTTTAGCAATCAATATATGATTTTTGTGCCTTTTTATTATGTAGCTAAATTGTCTTGGAATGGAGCTAAACATAAACCTCATATAATATATTTAGATAATGTGTTATTGGAGAATAGGCATATTAATTCTGTTCCAAAATTAAATAATGACGATTATATAGTTATAGATACTAAAGATCACGAAGACGCTAAGCACCAACACAATCTTACTTATCCTTCATATTTGATAAAATCTGATGGTGGATTATACAACTTTAGGAGATAGACATGCCACGTGACCCAAGAGATAAATGTGATGTAGGGTGGGATGAAAGATATGGAACTACTTGGTCCGGCAACTTGCCGCAGTGGGAACGAACCGTATGTATTGAAGACACAATAGATTTAGATGCTATACAGGCAGAATTCCCTTGGGTTAAATACACCGATTTTCATTTTTATCACAAGAAATGCCCTTATTCTAATGAGTCTTCGATTCATTACGTGAGGGACACTGACCGAAGCAGCGCGACTTATTGGCAATTGGAAACTGTTTTAGGGGGAGATAGGACAAATCACACATCTACGGATGGTATGATGATTAGATATTCAAGGGGGTCACGACACGGCTGGTTATGTGTTGATCCTGATTGTTCGTATTATTTAACTAATAATACACCATATTTTCATTATTAAGGAGGAGTCAATAAATGGCTAGAAACATTACTGTTTATGATTTAGACGACGAGCAATGGGTATTGTCGTTTACTACTAATGCATATAGCGATAATACCACCAATACTGCTATTCAGGATATTTATGTACGTGAAATGAGAACTGGTTGGTATAAAAGTTCGGGACTTGTAGATGTTGGAGATAGTATAACTATAGATGGCTCTAGTAAAACACTAGGAATTAACATTGATAATAGTAGTGGGTGGTACTATGTGGAACTTACAGAAGATACTTATGGGCCTAATTCCTTAGCTACTCATATTGAGGATTTAATCCGGGTCATACCAGATTCCTATCTATGGAATTCTAACGATGATTCTCTAGCTTATAAAAATGCTCAAGTTGAATACAACGAGGGTAAATTCAAGATAATTTCTGGGAATGTATCTGAATTTTATACAGGAGCTAATAGATCTTCCGTGGAAGTTACTTATTCTGGATCTGATACTCTTTATTATGATCTAGGATTTGATTTAGGTCTAGGTAGTTATGGTGTAGCTAATACCTCTGTTAGAGAATCGCTAGTTACGGCGAATTGTGGTCCTTCGAGTACCGCTGTATCCATAGAGACTATGACCGTTACTTCTGGAGATCCTATAGCTATAACAGACGGCTCCAATATTGAATATTTTATAGCTCAGGGCGGAACTACTTCCACCAGTCTTGTTATAGCTAGTGGCACATTAACCAATAGCTATACTGCTAATAATGCTAAAGTTCAGAAATTAAGAATGCAAGATCCTGACCAAAAGCCCGTGATGTATCATGATAATGTGGATAGTATTATGAGGTGGGGTATTATGAGTGTTACTAACCAGATAGACTTCAGTTCATAAGGAGTTAATATGGCTGAATTTTACGTACATAATAGTTTGAATCCGAATAAAGTTGTCAAATTCAACATCACATTACGCTATTTCGTTATAAAAGGCGAAAAAGGCCGGTATATGTGGACGCTTGAAATAGGCACTACGCACCCAGATGTTAATGGGGATAATATCTCTCCGGCAAGGGTTCATTATTTTTCTGCTCAAAATATCGATCAGATAATAGAAGAATCTCTTGCTACATTATGTGCTCAGATAGATTGGTCACCGTTGATGGTGGATAGGTATGCTCCTTATGTGGATGCTACCACCCCTACCAATGGGGATACAGAAACTCCATTATCTGTTAATATAGCTATATATTTGAAGGATAGATTACCCTCGGCGGGAATTGATTTATCCAATTTGAAAGTAATATTGAATAACGGCGATGTTGATTTTGATATTACCTCGGAAATTAACATAGAAGGGGATCCTTATGAATATGTTTTAACATGGAGTCCACCATTTAGAGTACAAAGTACGTATAATTAAGGAGTAAAAACATGGGAAGTGAGAATGTCAAATTAAGAAAAAGAAATTTTACTACAGTCGATGGTTACTTTTATACTATAGATGAGGACCAAGACAATCTACTGCAGAAAACTGACGATGGTAATACGTCATTTTCTTATCCTTTAAACAC